ATAATCTTCATTTATATTTATATTATATATATTATTATACGGTACTGTATAGCATATCTTTTAATAAACTCTAGTCTTAGGAATCTAGGAAGGGCAGGTATTATATTATAATATATATTATATAGGGCGGCTCATTTTCATGGTTTTAAATAATAAAAGCCAGACCTTCCAGGAGCTTACCCGGCGTGATCTGGCCTATTAGGCAAATTATTAAATTAACGGTTTTCTGTACTGTCAGCCCTGCCCTTCCTGAGTTCCCGCGACCGTCGTTGGTAATAACGTTACTGTAAGTTTTTCAGAAAGTCAAGACCAAAAATAAAAAATATTTTTCTTGACAAAAATTAAAAACCTGTGCTATTAATATTTTAACAGCTTCGGCGGTGGGCTGTTAACCCCTCGATTGTCGTTACGCCGCCACAAATAAGCATTTTAAAAGCCCCGGGAAATTTTCCCTAGGGCTTTATTTTATGGCTAATTCATTCTTTTTAGTATTTCTTTTTCCAAAAATCTAGATTCATAAAAATTTTTATTATTTGCATATTCCTTTAATAAATTTTCATTTGACAATTTTAACATGCTATAAACTTCTTGCTTTCTTTTCGAGAGTTTTTCCTGTTCTTCCTTTATTCTTTCCAATCTTCCATTTACCACGGCTATTGTTTCAAGATTATATAAATCTTCACCGTTTAGGATTCCAGATTTTATCAACTGATATTCTTCTAGATACATTTTATTTTTAATTTCATCATAATACAAATAACTTGATTCATCAATGATTTGCATAATTTTAAAATCAAAGTCATCATTTTTTAGAATATCTTGTTGTATTAATTTGTTATTGTGTTTTCCTCTTCTAATTTCGCAAGAGTGAGATTCAGCACGTTTTTTTAATTGTGTTGAAGATCCTATATATCTTTTTCCGGTTCTTCGGTTTATTATTGTGTATACTCCACACTGATTTTTATTTGGAATATTATTTAACTTGCTCACTGTAACCACTTCCTTTCTATGATTACAGTATATATTATTAGTGCTTAATTGTCAATGCTATTTTGTGCTTAATTTACTTTTTCATTTTATCCATTTTATCAAGTTCTGCAAGAATTAATTCTCTTGCGAAAGCGTTAGTTTTTAACCCATATGCGTTAATTCTTTCAAGTGTTCCCTGTGGTAAGATTACATTTATTCTATCCTTATTTTTCATACATTTTTTTACTGCTTCTCTATTCTTTATTGCTTTTTCTTCCGTTGTTAATTCTGCCATATTTAGCCCTCCTTTATTTTTCTTCATTATAATATGCGTGTGCTTAATTGTCAATATTTTTAGTGCTTAATCAAATTGCATAATTTCGCAATGTTCATTAGTGCTTAATTTGTTTATTATGTCAATATACATTAGTGCTTAATTATGATATTATAATATCAACAAAGGAACACAAGAAACAAACAACCGGAACCGCCCGAACCACTCAAGCCAATGAGGACATAAGGAGCCGGCACCGATTAATTGAAAAATTCTAGTTCCTAGGCAAAATAAAAAAGCCCGGTGATCTTCCAAACCAAACCGGGCACCAAACTAAAAAAGAAAGGCAACCCTATTATAACAGGGGTAAAGGTGAAAAACAATGAAAAAAATCGAAACATTAGTAATTAGAGGCCGCAGATGGTTTCAAAAATTATATGGAAATACTTATCACACAGTAACGATTGTCGTAAATGGCCATATTTTAAAAAGTAGTATTCAGTATGGCTATGGAAATCAGTATCTTGTTACCGCCACTGATCTCCTTCGTGAAAATGGTTATGATATTCCAGAGAATACCATGGAAGCATTGAGAATGTTAAAGGATCTTTCTGAAAACGATTATGAAGTCATTGACGTTAAGAGAAAGAAAGATCTGTAGGAGGTGCGTAAATGGTAACAATCAAGAAAGCAACACAAGCACAGACAATCGCCGCCATAAAAAGCGGCGACTTCTCCGTAATTGATACGATCAATAAAAAAGCCAGAAAAGAAGCAATAGAAATTTTTGCGTCTGTTGCTGGCGGCGTTATTAAATTAGCTTACTGGGATATGTCCCCGGTAAAGCGCCGGGACGGTAAAAAGTCTGTAATGCGGTACGCCTTGCACAGATCAACGAAAAAAGAAGACTGTTTACAACTCTCCTGTATGGAGCTTATCGGCGGCGAGATCATCCCCACAAGCGACAGACAATTTAATATTAAAGATGATTACGACCGCCTGGAATTTTTCCGCAGTCTTCCAGCTGTTACAAAAATGACTTTTAAATAATAGGGCGCGTCTTTTTATATCCTGGCTCCCAGGGTGAAGGGAAGAAAGATAAAAACATGAGTGATAAAATATTTAATAAATTAATAACACTTTCTGTTGATGAGCTAGACAATTACATAGAATTTTTAGAAAGTATTTATTCCCCGACTATTACTGGGAAAGAGATTGATAAAAAAACTATGGAATATTTAGGTATAACTGATTGATTTTTTACCGCTTCCCGGTATCCAGTCCGGCAGCACGTTCACGGCGTGCAAGCGGTTTTTTGGCATTCTGCCAGATGCACCTTGTAAAGTTAATATAATAAGTCAATCAATTAACGCGCTATTTTATTCGTAAATGGCTTTTTATGCTGTTAGTGGGTATTTATGCCACGTTTGCATTTTAAGCCGATTATGAGCCTTTAAAGCACTTTATAGTGCGCTACATGGTTTATTGACTGCTTGCGGCTATAGGTGTATAATAATCTTGTATAGCCATGTGCATCTATGCTTTATTTGCATATCTTGTTAATAGGCGTAATTTGTCCTGGCTCTGTGGTGATTTGTCGCAGCTGTCCAGGTTATATATCAATTATGGTTGTATAGCGTCGTGTTTGCCATTTTAAGGCGTTTTATAATCGCAGTCAATAAAATATAGGCTAAATACGTTACAAGCCATTTAAGGCGTATTTTGTGAGACTATTATTGTATTTTAACGCCGTGTTATATGTTACTTGTTGCTATGGTCTATTATCTGTAGGTGGTTGGTTCTGATCCGTCAGGGCTACTGCCTGCGGTCGGCTTTGCTGGTGTCCAATTGTTCCCGACATCGTCCCGGATTCATCAGTTCGGCGCGGTATCGGTTCCCGGTGGTGTATTTGTTTGATTTGCAGCAATAAATACTCGTAGCTGCTCACAGCTTCAATAGTTACAACTAACTTGTAAACGGTTCCCAAATTTCAGCATCATTTTGGAAACCAAAAAATCACGGAAATTAAGAAAAAAAGTGGCAATCAGAAAATTTCTCGCATTTTCTAGTTACCACTTAAATTTTAATTTTGCACAAATATTTCTATAGCGTAAAGTTCTGAATGATTCAAAATTCACAATTTATTTAATCCTTCTTTCTTACGTGTTCCATATCTTCTGTGTGATGATTTCTCTAAACGTTCCGTCCTCTTTGTTTGGGACTTTGAAAGTTTTTTCTTTCTCTGGTAATTATCAGTCGTTGTCCCCATTCACGCCCTCCTTATTAATCTTCTGATTCCTGGTTTCAAAGTTTATAATTTCCGTGTCTGTTTCTAATTCTTCCGGGATTCTTCCAACAATGATAACTCGCAGTGGTTTCAATCTCCGTTCCATTTCCTTGAAACCAACGCAAAATTCCAACCGTGCTGCCTTGCTCTTTACTCTTCCATTTGTGCAACAGGCAACTGTGCTTCCCTCTGGTAGCCCATCAAAGCACCAGTCCCAACAGTATTCTGGTAATATGTTTACGTTTGGAATTACTGGAATATCATTCAAGACCATGTAGTGAGCCAGTGCATGATTGCGGTATTTATTCCACAAGCACATTACCAGTGGCATTCCATTCTTGCCTACCGATATGCTAAAATCCGGCATAATGACTGCATGAAAACATTTTAAATGCTCCATATACTTGTCTGGCTGATTCCATAATCTTTGAAACTGTACATCATCCACGTAGAAGTTTACATCCAGTTCCCGGTGGTTCTTAATCTTTCTGCTGAAGCTCTCCGAAAAGTCTACAGTATCTTTCCCTGGATGAATAAAAGTCTTTGGAATTTTCGGGATTCCGTACTTGCCTTCAAGGTCTGCATCAGTTATTAGAAACTCCTTCATTACATCATAGGCTGTGTGTATCTGCATATTTCGCCCTCCATTTTCTTGAACATAACACAATTTCAGAAAAAAGGCAAAAAAAATAATCGCATCTCTGCGATTTTATTATTTTGCACATGTACTTTTCCCTTTCATATGTACTTTTTGTAAAAGGTAATCAAAGGTAATCAGAACACTCGTTCATACCAAGTCCGCAAACCCTTGATTTTACTGCATAAATCGGGGCAACAGGATTTGAACCTGCGACCTCACGGCTCGCGTTTTAATCCGTAAACCCTTGATTTTAAAGGCTTTCCAGACTTGAGGTAATCAAAGGTAACCAAAAAGGTAATCAGAACCTATGTTCTTATTCATCCAATCCTTTGCACTTTTGACACAATTTTATTTTTTTCTTCCAAAGAGCTAACATCAAATGTATAATATTTTTCATTAACTTCTTCGGTATGCCCGAGTAGCGATGCAGCAACAGTGGCAGATACTCCATTGCACCTTAGTTTAGAATTTATTGTTCTTCTAAATGCATGAATTCCTCTTTCTTCTATTCCTTCCTGCCTGCATTTGTTTTTTAAGCATGACGATATTACAGGAGCATGAACCCTTCCATTTTCGTTTGAAAACAACCATTCACTAATATACCCATTGCTGATTTCTGCTGATTTTAATTTCATTAAAAGTTTTCGAATTTCGCCAGTCATAGGAAACCATCTGTTCATTTGATTTTTTGTTTTTCCTATATAGTATTCTTTTGTATTTCTATTGTATTTTTCTGATTTATTAATAGATATATAATTTTCATTTATATCTTCCCATTTTAAAGCCGAAATTTCTCCAACTCTCATCCCTGTGAGACTTGCAAAATATACTGCGTATGAGGGAATGTATTCTGGCTGTTCATCAAAATCCTTTTTGCAGCGATTAATAATTAGTTTAAGTTCATGGTCTGATATTGTATTATGACTTGAAGGCTTTTCTATCTCCGTGCAGTATTTATAAAATATTTTAGGTGAAAGAAATTCCATAGGATCATAATTCAATAAATGTTGTGACCTTGCACTATCTATTGTGTTTTTGATATATCCAAACAAAGTTTTACACGCTTTTTTGCAAAGTTTTTGATCTTTTACAGTTCTGACAATGAATACCTTTATATCTTCTTCTGTCATTTTCTCAATTTCTTTTTCCGTAAATTCTTTTTTTTCAAAATAACGTGTTCTATCTGTAGAATACTTATACAAAGTGTTATCCGTCACAAATTCTTTTTGAATTTCTATCCAATGCTCGTAAACATCCATAAATGTTTTAGGTTTTTCTGTTTTTTCTTTCTCGAAAGCAATAATATAATCTTCAATTCCCTTTCGGCTACTTCTTTTCACTAGCTTTCTAGAATTTTTTTCTGTATAAATATAAGTATACCAATTATTGTTTTTTCCCTGCCATATTTTATATTTTTTTAATATTTCTTCATTTTTCTTCATTTGTATTTCTTCAAGTACATGTGCAGGATTTATAATACCATTCTCAATAGCATATTTCAATATTTCATCCATAAAATTTAGGAGGAACCGGGAATTCCTTTTGCCGGCCGGCGGTTCCTGTTCCTCCTTTCTATTGATAGCCTGTTTTTTTGATTTTAAGCGCTTATTTTGTTTTAACCATAACAATATTCACGAATATCATAAAAATTAATTTTAGCCGTTTTGGTCAAAACAATTATCATATTTCACAACAAATCAAATATATTGACCTGTCCATCAATCTGAGATTCTTCCAGATTGTAAAATTTGCAAGCTATATAATCTGGGTTCCAATCAATTTCCAGTTCGTATTGTAAACACCGCGGATGCTTACCACCATAGAAGAATCTGCAATCGGAACAGATATGCTGATAAGTTGTACCGCCAGACCGCTTATACATTTCGCTTATCTTCCTCATAGAATCACTCGCTTTACTCTTGATTTTCCTCTCGCTTTCTTCTTGAAGATACCATTTTTAACACAATCCCTCGGATCACATCCTCTACTATGTTCTTCAATCAAGATATAATCACAGGTTGCATTTGTACTCCATGCATTTTCGCTCTTGCTGTAATAGTCGCATTTCGAGCATTGTCTCCGCTTTAAGCCTATAATTTCAGTGCTTTTTAATTCTCTCCATGGTTTTCTATCTGGCAATTTCCCGCACCTCCCAATCTGGCAGTATCTATAATTTTTAAAAGGTCTGGACTTAGTTTTCTTCGTTCTTGTTCTCTTTGCACTTCTGCCCGGTATGTCCTTTGGAAATTTGATTGAACCACACTCCACCATGTACCATCCACATTTTCAGATACCGCCCATTCTCTAAGTTGTGCCGGGCTTGATACTGCTTTCTGAATGATTTTTGGAAGCTTATCAAACTCTGCTTCTGCATTATATGTAGAGTTCTGAATAGCTTTGCATACCTTTTCCCATGCTTCTGTTTCGTTCAACTCTTCCTTCTGCGGCGCAATGTTTTGTGCGCATTGCCTTAATGCGGCTATTGATGGCTCTTTCCATTCAGTCTGCATATATTTCTTTAATCCAAAACTTAAAAGCTTGTAATCTAGGTCTTTCAAAAGTCCATACCAAGTATCAAAAGCATATTGATCTGGCAGAAATGATGGAGAAGTGTACACAGCTTTCATTGCTTTTACGAGTACCGCCCATTCTTCTCTTGTCATACCCAATTATCCACCTCGCTTACCCTGTTTTGAATTTTCTCCATGTAGCTGCACGGTCTATTCGTAGACTTGTCTGCGTATTGCCCTTCAAATACTTTTGCGAAATTTCCAGGCTTTAAGAACCAGTCAAACGTAACCATCCAGCCATTTTTATTTTGCCCTTGTAGGAATGTGCTGCGTCGAATATTTTCAATCGCTTCCAGAATATCTTCAACACAGTTCTGACGGATTCTAGCTTTTACTGCCTGTTCTCGTTTTGGTGTCATTCTTTTTACAGGAGTAATACCGAATTCTTCCAGAGTATTCCATTCATCAATGGTTCGTTGGACGTCAGTCTGACGAATAGTATCTTTAGATACTATTAAATCATTTATATCTTTTTCTTTATCTTTATCTAATTCTGTATCTAAATCTAATTCTAAATCTTTATCTTTATTCTTATTCTGTTCCGTTACAGTAATGTTACTGTAACGTTTCTGTAACGTTACATCATCTTTCTTGCAAAGCAAAGCGACCTTATTTTTTTGACGCTCACGATATTCTGCAACCCTTTTTCTGTTTTGATCTCGTATTTTCTCCAATTCGTCTGCACTTTGATGCTCTTCCCAGCCAGGAATAGAAAGTAATTCAGAATCTCTGGTAATCATCCCGAACTTTTCCAGAACTGTTAGTGCTAATTGAATAATGCTTTCCTCAAAATCCAATTCATCTGCAAGCATTTTTGTTGTGTATGGAATATTTTCAGTGAGAAAAATAATTCCGTTTGAATTACATCTGCCGGCCATTGTCAAAAGCATTACCCAAATAAGAACAATATTGTTTCCCTCAGGCATTTTCCTTATTTGCTTAATTTTTCGGTTACTAAACATTTCAATCTCTATTTTAATCCAGCTTACTTTAGCCATTAATGTAATTGCCCCCTCCATGTGCTATTTTATGGCATCTTTTACATAAACAAACTCCGTTTCCTATATCATAAACAATATTTTTATCTTCATAGCAGTCTCTAAACCTTACTTTATGATGTGCAATATTGGAGTTTGGTTTTCCACACATTTGACAAATATAATTGTCTCTTTTAAGCACCTCTTTTCTCCATTTTTTATATTCTTTAGTGTGCCTTTGTTTATCTCTTTCTCCATATCCTGTTGTTTCTTTGAACAATGGTAATTTATACACATTTTCAGATTTTTTCTCCAAATATTCGTTACTTATTAATTCAGATACGGCTTCTTCTTTTGCATCTATTATTCTAATTTTGCGTTTCCAGCTCCTTAAATATCCATCATCATCTGAGCGCATACATAGTTGGAAATATGCACATTGTGCCTCAATTGACATATTTAAAAATTGATCACTATCAACAATTTTCATGGTAAACATTCTTTTATTTGCCAATTTTGAAATTCCTTTCTCCAATCTCTGGATTTTTCAAAAGTGTTTATTTTAATCTAACTTCAATTCCATTAATTTTCAGCTCTCCATTTACCGGAATCACAAGAGATGGAACGCCGTTTATTTCTTTCAGTTCAATCAGAGAAATTTTATCTGGCTGGATGCAGATTGTTGCATCTGGTGTTACAATTTTTGCAGTTTTTGAATTATGAATATTGTCAAGGGCAACAGGCTCATTACTGAAATACATTTCCCAGCTTTCTTTGAAATCTGATAATTTCTCGTCTGGAATTCTGCAATATCCAAAAATCTGTTCCATTTCATCACGTGATACAGTTATCATCTCTGGGCTGTCTTTCTTCTGTTCTCTTACTTCCTGTAACGATTCAACCAGGCTTTCAGTGAAATTAAATGTTGTACATCCTTCGAAATTATCCATAATAAAATCTGAAAAGACATTAATCTCATTTCCCGGTATACGTGGAATTGGTGTGCCAAGAACGTTTTCGATGAAGTCTGGATGAATATTCTTTATGTTTTTGTTGAAATACAAGGTTCCATGAATATCAGTGCTTCTATCATTGAATACAGGGAATAAGAATCCTGTTTCTGGTCTTGAGACTACCCAATCACGAATTCTGTCTTTGATGTTATTTTCAGCTGCATCATAGCTCAATCCTGCCTTGGACAGATTCACCGGGCAAATACTGCACAAAATGTGCTCGTAGATTTCTACTGAAGCATCATGCATTTCAGTTTCATCAGAAGATTTTCCGGGAATGTCATATACTGCATGAATGAGAATTATGTAGTAATTTTCGTGATAATCATAACTTTCAATCACTTTATCATAAAATTCATCCAAAAGTTCATCATCTTTAAGCTTACTTGCTCTGAGTCGCATAAGAAATTCCTGTGTTCCGCTTTCTTTTTCCTGTTCTAATGGAAAATCAAAGTTCATAAGGTTCTTTCCAAGTCTGCCAGACATGGTTTTCTTGAAAATGTCGAAATACTTAAACATTTCTTCCTCTGGAAGGGAAAGGAAAGCTTCTTTAATTTTGGTTTTCTTATTTTTTTCTGCATCCACATAACAACCACAAATGCGTGTAATAGAACAATTTGCTGGTGTAAACTGTTTCTTGATCTCTGCGATTTCTTTCTTATTCATGATTAATCCTCCCATTTTAATTTTTGTCAAATAAATCAAATTATATGAGTTTTATGTGTTATTTCTTGATTACCTTCATGTTTTTATTCCAACTTCCAGAAATTGTTCCGTCTGGGTGAATTATAAATTCTCTACAAACACTATTATCTTCCGCTTTCTCTATTTCGCTAAGCATTTTCATGTTCGAATAGCTAAAGGTGATTAAAGTATCTTTGTATTTCCATATTTCATACACATAATAATCTTGAATTGTTTGCTCGATAAATTCAAAATGATTGTATGCGTATTCAAGTATTTTGTTATATAATTCTTCTTTTTCATCGTATTTAATTCTGCTTTTTTCACTTAGCTTCATAAGTTTTCTGAATGATAAATCATCTGCAAAAGAGTATGCATCAATCATATTTAATACATCTTCGATTGTGTTCGCGTCGCACAATACGCATTGTAATCTCATTTTGGTCTTTAATAATTTGCCTTTAATACGTTCCAGATCAACCAAAGATGGCATACATGTTCCAAAAATTTCATTATTTTTCTTATCAGAAATAGCATGTCTGCTAATGTCTACAAAATCAAACAGTCCATCAATTTCTTTAATATGATTTTCTAAGTATTTCCCATTTGTATTAATCGTCAAAAATTTAATATCGTGTTTTCCTAAAACTTCACACAATTTAGTAAATTTTTCAAATAGCAGTGGCTCTCCACCTGTTACAGATACGGAATACAATATTCCTTCTTTTTCCATTTCTGAAAGCATTTCATCAACTTGCATTATAAAATACTCTGCATTCTCGCAACGTTCTGCGTTTTGTTCGACACAGAATGAACATTTGGCATTGCACTTATCTGTTATTTTCAAATGCAAGTGCCATAACCATTCGTTCTTTTCTACTAAAATCCGATGACCAAATAAGTTGACTTCCATCTTGCCATCATAATTTATTGGTAATCTTTCGACATTGCACTTGTGAATGTAATCTTTTATGCTTTTATTTTGTACAAACATTAATATCACCAATCCTTTCTGCTTCTCTCGCCTGTTTCTTCTCAATCCACTTATTAATTTTCTCATCGGAAATCATGTACATTTGCTTTAGCATTTCGATGCAGATCAACACATCTGCAATTTCTTCTATCATGTTATCACGGTTGATTTTTCCACGTTTCGCCTTACTGATTGCCTGGATAAGTTCTGCGCATTCTTCCATGCAAACTGTACTTTGATTGTTTTTGCCGTAGTGTTGAATGCTATCTGCTATAATACCTTTATCAATCTTTATCCCTGTTATTAATCCGGCAAGAGCCTTTGCACCGGAATCACACGCCCATGCTTCTTTGAGATAGTTCTTCTGCCATTCATCTTTGATTTCTGAATTTCCCAAGAAACATAAATGCTGGTCTCTCATATCTGATAAGATGTCTTTTGCTTCTTTAACGTCCATTTTTCACCTTTCATCCCCATAATTTTCCACAAATAACACATTTGTATATATGTCCTCTTCTGTGATGATAGCATTTAGTCCATAAATGTCTATGCATTCTTTATCTCCTCCAATTCCGCTTATACGATATTTTTCTCATCCAATGCTTCTTTTTCAACAGCTTTCAGATAATTAATTTGCCGCTGAATGTAAGGATCGGTTTCTTTCCCGCCGGATGCAAGCCAATCAGAGATTCTACTTTTTACATCCTGTAAAACCGATATAGGAATCAGTCTAGTATTGATGGTATTCAGTACTTTAATCATTAGCTTTCATCTCCTCCAACTTCTTCTCTATCGGATTAATAATCTCATCTAATACCTGCTGCTCGTAATTTTCTTTCCAGAATTTTTCTCTTTTCCAAAATTGGATTTTCATAACCTCATTTATTAAATTAATACACGCTATTGCTTCTAACATTCCCCAACATCCATCACAGGCTCTTTCATTGCACCAGTTTATAAATTCTTTAAATTTCATTTTTGAGTTCCTCCAACTTATTTTCAGCTTCTTCACGGGTGAGGAATACCACAACATTCAATTCTCCAAGCCATTCATCCTCGTTCGCCCATAAAAACCATCTGCCGTCTTTTCCGTATTCAATTCCGCTTACCACGTTTTTTCGAATACCCATGCCATATATATCCCATACAGTTGTGCCAATAGGACACGGAAATCTCACAAGCAAGCCCTGTTCTTCTAAGTCTTTGTATTTCTTCAACTCTTTCTGCATTATCGCTAATTTAGCAAGCTCTAATCCAGTAAATGCACCGTTTTCTTTGAGTTCCTTTAATTCTTTTGGAGTACCAATATCTTTGTAAGATTCTAATTCTTCAAGCCATTTTGCAACTTGTTCATATTTTTCAGCACAATCAGTGCTACTTATAAAGCTGTTAGGAATAACAATAGTATTCTTTTCTTTATTTTTTCTGTTCTTACAAACTACTTCTTTTATGTATTTAATAGCTTCTTCAAGTGTCAATACTTCACCTCTTCCATCTGACTTTCTACAGTATCTGCAAGTAATAGCATTGAGTCAATAACTTTATCTGTTAATGACATTCTATATTTATTGTTAGCAAAATACTTAACGTGAGCTATTGCTTCCTTAATCTTTTCTTCGCACGCAACAATTTCGGATGCTTCAAATAATGGTATATCATCACTGTAATAAGTTACTATATCATCGTAAAAATTTAATAAATTAGGAATTGGAATATTAATTGCGTCTAATTTTTCCCCTCTTGCCCACTTAAACCCCTGTAATTTTGCCATTTTCAAAACGCTTAAATACTCTTCCTGCGTTCTTACAAATACTCTTTTTCCTGTTAAATCAATCATCAGAATTTCCTCCTGTAATCTCATCAATGCACTGATTTCGACCATCGACCATCCCACACTGATAATCCGTCATATCATTCTCAATAGTGCTTTTCTCCGGCAATTCTTTCAGTGGACACCAATCAGGCCTTGATTTACTTTCGCAATCATAATGTTCTTCTGTCATCAGAATTACATCATAATCTAAGCAGTCAGCTAATTCACAATAACCCGCATATTCAAGATCACTGCAGTATTCAGTTCCGAACGGACAATCATAGCAATTCTCTGGTGTGTCAATCACTAATACTGATTTACTCATTTTCTCTTACCTCTTTTCTGCAAGAATGCTCCATATTGTGACGGACTGATGACATCTTTCTTCTCTCTGGTAGCATTATAATATCCAAGTCTTCCATTCTTTTTATTTTCATCTTTCGTAAACATGGTTAAAATGTCTTTGCCTTTACTCATCTGATTCCTCCTGTAACAGCTTTGGATTGTCGAAAATGTTTCCAACTGACATAGTGCCTACCATGTTAATCCAATACCCTAAATCTTTTCTAAGGCATTTGCCATCCGGCCAATCTACGTAGAATCCGACATGCTCTGTTTTCTGAGAATCAAAACAATTTTGATAGCATCCATATTTGATTGGAGCATAGATTTCTCCGAAATGATATTTGATAATATCATTCTCCCAAATTTTATTCCCATTCTTGTCGAAAAGTCCTGTAAACTGGCAAATGGTTTCAGGAACAATTTCCGCATATTCCCATACTGTATGACTATCTGCGTGGAAAATTAAATGTTCTTCATTGTCTAAAAGGTCATATCTTTTCTGATAATATCCTTCAATCCATTTACCATTATCAATCCGCTTTGCTTTAAAAAGAATTTCTCTCATTCAACTCCACCGCCTTTCACAATTTCTATCGCCCTGCTCAGTCCAGCATTGTATCCTTGATGTACATCAGATAAGATACATTCGGATTCGATGAATTTATCTCTTTTCAATTCGCCAACAACCTTGTCCACATCAAAAGCTGTCGGCTGTTCGTCAACAGCTTCACATATAATTTCCGGGCTAAATGTTTCTCTCCCTGTGTTTAAAGAACTATTAATTGCTTCTTTCAGTTTATCTGCATTAATCAACCTCATAATCTTCACATTCCTCCGCATATTCGTAACTGTCCATATCATCGCATCTGCACTGGCAAGAATCCTGTTTAGTACAGCAAATGCAGCACTGTGTTTCACCGTGCGGGCAGTCTAATTTACATCTTCCCATTAATCCTCCCTATATGGTTCTGGATAATCCATCCATGCAACTACTGTTCCGCCTAAAACTTTTTTATCCGTTTTCCAAATTCCATCAGTAGTATACGCCTGCTCTACCAACACTGTTCCATCATCGAACGCAACGGTAGCAATCACATATTTAGATGTTTTTTCGAACATTCCTCTTTTCCAGTTATCTGTTCCTTTAAACTTTGCAAATATGGAATTGTGTTCTTCCGGCATCCTCTCACTGACCGAAATCCATCCGTTTTCTTTCTCATCCTGTTCCAGATCATCCTGAAGCTGTTCGATCATTTCCGAAACATCGCTTGCCAAAAACATCTGGTGGTCATCCGCAAGTTTCTTCGTGAAATCATGATAATCTGATAATCTGTCTTTGATATGACTCATACTTCCACCTCACTATCTTCTGGCATACAAAACGCGGATTCTTTTCCGTCCCAAGACATAAATTTACAATATGCTTCCTGAATCATATCAAGTACCTTGAGGGCTTTTGCCTTGGTGGAATATTCTCCTAGCAGATAAGTGCATCCGGTGATGTATAATGTTATAATTGTTTTTATAGGTCCTTTCGTAATTTCAATGCCCGCCAAAGTATTAAAATTAATCAATATTTCGCTGTTCTGGCTTCTAATTAACATTTTGTGTCCTCCTTATCTTCGTAGTTCATTACAATTGTAATCACCTGCACGAGAACTTTCTGAATCTGGTCGTAAATGTGATGATCGTCAGTTCCGAAATGAGAGTTCAGTTTCGCATCTTCCTTGCCTTTCCTGTAGCAATCTTCCATGAAGTCAATGCTGTATACATCATCTTCCTGGATGATTTCGCCGTTGTTTCTCCATTCGGCAATCATTGCTTCTTCAACCAACGAATTTACAACGTCATCTGAATCTTTATCACCGTTCAGATATTCTACGCAACTGTCAATGAATCCCAACTTGTCAACGTACATATACGCTTTCGCTGTTCCAGATGTATACTCTCTGAATGCCTGTTCAACCTGTTCTTTGAAGTCCTCTGGCAGATTGAAAATATCTACTTCCAGTCCTCTCGGAAGATTTATTGTGTAGCTTCTCATTTTTCGCCCTCCTTCTTTTTAAATTCCATCTTCAAATCGTAGACGAACTGGCAAAGTTCCTCTGCAATCTCATCTGCATTTTCTACATTTGCAAGCTGTCTGACATACTGCTTACCGCAGATAACACAAGTCAACTTTCTGATTGTTTCCCAGACCTGCCATGAGATAATAGAAGAATCGAAAGCTTCTGCCATAAGAGAATATTTTCCGTTCCCATTCTCGTCTCTGAACCATTTTTCTCTTGGTACTTTCAGCGTGGTTGCAACATCTTCTCTGGTAAGGCAACCTTTGTATTTTTCGTCCATACGTTTTTCTAACTCGTCCAGAAGTTCCTTCTTTTCCTGTTCTGTCATTTTCCATCCTCACTTTCCCCATGTAAGCAACTGGCACGCTATTGTGCAGTCCTCCATGATTTCTGTGTTAATATTTCCTCTATTTGGTTCTAATTCATCAAGGAATAAACCATTTATTTACACTCCAAATCTTCTAACCAATTCTTTATTCAAATCTGGGATTCTTACATCTGTTTCAGATTCCAATTCCTCAATCATGCTCATAAAGCTTCTTTCGCCACGGTTCGCTTGTCCCACAAACTCATTTGCACAATTGATTACGTCTAAAAGCCTTTTGGTTGAAAATCCATGCAGTTTTCTTAATGCCAACATCATAGTTACGGAATTGATCGTATTCGCCCAGTCATCACCAGTATTGAATCCATCGTTATAGGCTTGATCTTGCATGATTTCCAACTCTTTACGTGAGTTCTGCATGGCTCTGGCGAATGCCTGTGACATTTGATTGTCACAAGCCAGCACCCTATTTTTCTTTGGTGCTTTCATCTTTAATTTGCTTCCCATATTTTTCCCTTTCGTATCTGTATTCCGTCAAACGGTATGCTCTTGATACTCCCGGATGTTCTGTGGCAATCAGAGAATCCATCTCCAATTGCCGCATATGTCTCTGGACGGTACACTTTGTGAGGTCTGTTCCATCCATGATTTCTTCATAAGAAGGCATATATCCGTGTTTCTCAAAATACTTGACAAGAAATCTGTAAATATCATTTATATTTTCTCTGACGGTAATTCATACGCAAAACGGCTATTCTGCCGCAGTATTACTTTTCTCTTCACGCATTTTATTTAATCTTTCCGCAGCTTTCTTTTTCGTTTCGTCGGAATATTTTCTTGGTGGATTGATTTTAATGTAGGAATAAGGCAAGTGGGCGAAAATAGATCCATCGTTATTTCTGGCAATAATTTTCACATCTTCTGGAAATTCCTTTTCTAATTCCTCGCATCTGTTCTTCCAGGCACTTCCATTCTTGGCAGTAAGCCCTACATAATCTCTTCCGGGAATCCACTCAATAACACATTCATTGGTATTCTCTGCCATGTAATCACTCTCCTTTTAAATAATCAAAGATTGATATTTGCTGATAACATTGTTTTACGATAAAAAATCCTCAATACTCATTTGTCCTACCGGGCAATCCATTACATTTCCATTCAGTGCTTCTTCTACATTTGCTTTCATTTGTTTAAAATAGCTTTCTTTAAGTTCACATGAGATTGCTCTTCTTCCAAGTGTTAAAGACACAAATGGGGTGGAACCGATACCACCGAATGGGTCAAAAATTATATCTCCTGGATTGCTCCATAATTCAATGCAGCGCTGAATAACTTCCAGCTGCAAAGGGCAAATATGACGTTCGTCCTTATCTTCTCGTGCAGATTTTTTCTGTAATGTATCGCTCTGCCTAATGTCCATCCATACTGGACTTGCGTAGTTTTGCCACACATCAACAGGAAAAGTCTCGTGTGTATGCGAAATTCGTTCTGGATTTTCTCCTGGCTTTCTCATTGTGACAATATAATCCGGGATTCCCTGCCTGTTCATTGCACTATCTTTTCTAATCTGCTTATGCAGCAGTCCCAATGCTTTTGTTCTTTGCATTTCAGTTACTGGATTTTTCCAGATGGTAACCTTACTATGGTAAATAAATCCGCAATCTTCAAAAATCTGTCGCATGATTGCTGGAAAGTCTTTCAAGCCAATCACGCCGTCACGCTCTTTCATAAGCGGCAAGTCCATACAATGAAAACTAAGTAATCTTCCGGGCATTGTTATTCGATACAGTTCTTTTGCCAGATAGATAAAATGGTTGTAAAATTCATCATCTCCCTTACTATTCCCCATATCCCGGTCACTGTTACTGTATGTATACAAGCTAGAAAATGGTGGTGAAAATACTGTATAATGAATACTTTCGTCCGGGATTTCTTTTGTGATTTCGCAAGAATCGCCGTTGTATATTGCGTATTTTTCTTTAACAACCTGGTCTAAAACATTCATGCTGTAAATTCCTCCCAATCTGGCAATTTCATTTCTTTTGTTGGCTCATAAGGCGTACTTATACGGCAAGTGCTTTTAAGCTCTTTTTTTGTTATTTCCTTTGTTAATTCTGTCATTTCAGACTGCATTTTCTGGAAATCACATTGCTTCCTTTCAATATTTTCCTTTACGCAGCCTTCCTTCGCGGAAATAATAATGTAAACATTCACAGGCTTCTCTTGCCCGAACCGCCAACACCGTCTGACTGCTTGGTAATACTGCTCATAGCTATCTGAAAGTCCAGTAAATATCATATTGTGGCAATTCTGCCAGTTCATGCCGAACCCTGCAATTTTGGGCTTTGTGATAAGGCATTTGACCGTTCCATCAGAAAACGCCAACATAGAGTTGCTTTTATATTCTGATTTATCAGAGCCTTTTACTTCCACGGATTCAGATATCAGTTCGCTTAATCTTGCTGATTCGTCATTTAAATCACACCATACAAGCCATTTCTCATTTGAACTATTTACAAGTTTCGCAGCTTTTTTACATCTAAGTTCAAGACTTTCCTTTCTGGCTTCTCTTCGTTCTGTAAGTGTTAATGATTCTTTTATCGGCTCATTTCCGTCTACAATAATTTCGTTAATGTTAAGTTTCGGAAGATCGTAGCCAGATACTTGATACCCGATATTTGCTGGGTTATCTACAAATACACTGAATGTTGCCAGCCATTGCCAGAATACATCTGTTGCATGCCCCTTTAATCTCCATTTAGATGTTTGTCCACCGTCATGCACAAAGAACATTGATAACATTTCCGACCGTGTCATAACGCCGCAAAATTCGCTGTGATTTCCTATTTCCATATAGTCATTGGGGGCTGGTGTTGCAGTACAAGCCAACTTATAAGGAACTGAATGAAAATTCTGAATAATTGCTGTTCTGACTTTTCCAGAATAAGATTTAAGAATACTACTTTCGTCAAGTACAACTCCCACAAATTCATTTGCAACAAATTTATCCATTTTTTCATAATTGGTAATATTAATACCGCTGATACATTCAGATTGGCTTTCCACAACTTTTGCAGTATAACCAAATTTTTCAGCTTCACGCTTCGTTTGATCCGCCACAGCCAACGGTGCAAGAATAAGAACCATTCCACCAGCGTGTGTGCAAACTTGATGTGCCCACGAAAGTTGCATTGGTGTTTTTCCTAAACCGCAATCAGCAAATATGCAGGCTTTTCCTTTCTTTAAAGCCCATCTCACAATGTCTTTTTGAAATTCATACAACATTGGATTTAATTCCGATTTATCAATATCAAACCCACTGCTTTCAAGAACAAATCGTTTGCTCTTTAAAAAATCTTCATAATTCATTTTTAAAAGAAGCCCGGTGCACCCTTACGTCAGCTGAAGGCAAGCTCCTTTCATTTTTTATTTTTTATCTTTGGAATTTAGCCAGTAGAACTACTGGTGTGTTAGAATCAGTGATAGTTTTCTTCATTGAGTAAGTCGTTGAATTTTTCCAACGCCTTAATAGATACTTTGTTATTTGCTTTTTCTGGTCTGATTGATACGTTTAAGTGAGTATCAATAATGTGCGTCAACTCTCTTGCAAGTGTTTTCTTTCCTTGCTGAAGTCCCTGTCTGTATGTCTTGGGCAGTTTATATTGCCCTGTTACTTGCTTTCCAGCTGACTGGCCACCAGCTGTAACGTTGTACATCTGGAAGCCTTTATCTGCAAAAGCCTTGATTGTTTCAATTTCTTTCTGGTCAAGTTCATCCTTTCTACATGTTCTATATGAAAGTTTCCAACCAGTAGGATTACTTTCACTGTAAAACTTATGCTTTTTAAGGCTTAATGCTATGTGATCGTATTCCCCTAAATGGCTCGCACATCTCTCGCAAAGGTTGACTGCCTGTCCACAATACGCTCGATTTATTCCGGCTTCGTCAGTTCGGTAAAATACGTATATACCACTAGAATATGGAATGCTTGGACATATCCTTTTTATTCGATTCTCTCGTTCTCGCTTCATAGCGAAAACTCTACTATAATCCACCCGGCATCACCCCTTTTCAATCTGATTCACAAGGAATTTTTAATTTCTCTGCAATTGCCTTGATTACCGAAACAGTAACACCGTTTCCTGCCTGCTTGTATAACTGGCTATCAGAATTTACGAACTGTGCTTTTTCAAAATAATCATCAGACCACCCTTGTAGTCTAAAGCATTCTTTCGGTGTCAATTTTCTGATTGCTATGTAGCACTGATATTTCTCATACCAAACTGCATATACAACCAATTTTTCCGACACTTGAACAAATATCCCTTGATTACAGCTTGCATCTAGCGTATTGGCAACTTCTTTTCTGACTTTTCCACGTCTGGTTTTACTTCCTGGGACTGATAAATTCACTGTATCAATACCGACTCTGCACTCCGAATATCCCTGTTTAGTTGCTTCTGCTACTTTTACCGCAAGCTGATTACATTTATGGACAGTAGACAATGTATTTGCAATTCCATCTTCTCTGATTTCATTAGCAAGAAATTCATGTCTGGAAATATCTATTTTCCCATCTTCGTAATCTTTACGAATTTCTTTTCCGTATTCCGTGCGAACATTTCTCGGTATCCCGATTGGTTCAACGGCTACGCCATGTCTGTCTTGACTTGTAAGTGTAAACATCGGCTCACCATCATCTTTGAATCTTCTGCCATTCTGACGTTTTTCAGCGCGATCTGGTGTCAATACTGGAATTGTAACTCTTTGTGCGTCCTTATAATCTCTTGCCATTAATGTACTTCCACATCCACTTGTGTCATGAATTGCCTCGTGTTTATACCTGTAATCCTTGTTCATGATTTTTACAGCAACACTACTCTTGTCGGCCCTTAAGTTGGAAACTCCGTTATCGTATCTGGCTTTCAAGCATCTTGCTATGTCTGTTGACTTCGATTCTTGATAGCTCAAATCTATGAAACACGGCAAAGCTACGTGATGTCCTCGCCCACCGCCTTGACCCGTATCAAGAGTTTCAGTTATTCCGTCAGGTGAAAATACTTGTGTATTTCTTCTATATCCGTCTTTATGTGCAATTATTTGAACACTATTTTCTCCGTCTGTTCCTTCGATAGGAAATATTTTTGAGGTACTTCTCCCTCTAAGATGTCCGATAATGAAACACCGTTCCCGGTTTTGTGGCACTTCGTAATCTTTGGAGTTGAGCACTTGCCATTCTGCATCATACCCCTCCCGCTCCATTTCAATGAGCAGTCTGGCGAAATCCCATCCTCCATTAACACTAAGCAAATTCTTAACGTTCTCAATGAAAAGGTAAGTGGGTTTATTTTCTTCTTCGAGCTGTCCGACAAGGTACATAACTCTGAAAAACAGGCTTGAACGGTTTCCTTGAAATCCGACTTGTTTTCCTGCGACCGAGATGTCTTGGCAAGGGAATCCGAAGCACCAACAATCTGCTCTCGGAATGTCTCCGGCATACACTCTTCGAATGTCATTTGCATACCATTCTCCATTTCTATATTCCTCCTTTAATATTTCTTTCTGTCTCTGCTTGATAGGAATATCTTCTAATGCTTTTCGCTGCTCGTCTGTCAGCAAATGCATTGAGATATAACTCGCAGTAGCAAATTTATCAAATTCGCAAAAGCCAATGCACTTATGCCCCGCCAATTCCATTCCTTTTCGGAATCCTCCGATTCCTGCGAAAAAATCTATAAATTTCATTTTTTTCTCCTAACTAAACGGAAATTCATCTTCCATACCGCCTAAATCCGGCACATCCATGAAACTGGGTTCTGGCGGCGGTACTGGTCGCGTGTCTGTTTCCTGTGTTTGCGGTGACTGGCTCTTTCTTTCTGCAAATTCATGTTCTGCAACAAGACAATCATTTGAGTAGACTTTTTCACCATTTTTATTTGTATAGTTTCCAGTCTGCCATTCTCCACGCACATTTACTTTCGTGCCTTTTTTAAGATATTTCTCTGCGAATTCTGCATTTTTTCCAAGGCATACGCAAGCAATAAAGTCTGATTTTCTTTCCGTGTTCTTTTTTACTCTTCTCTCGACAGCCAAAATGTATCTTGCAATTTTGGTGTCATTCGTTCCCATTCTGATATCTGGGTCAGCAGTTAATCTTCCAGAAAGAATAACAATATTCACAATTTATCACCTCTCAATCTGAATGTCGCATCTAATAAGTGCGTGTTTGATTTTCTTTGCATTCCCTGTTACAACTTCTTCTTTCCCGATAACAAATGAAATATCATCTTCCGTTACATTGAATCCTTTTGTTTTTATATGTTCCATGATGATTTCTTTAATTTCATCTGTGCAAATTCCGATTGTTATTTCCAATGGTGTTACCTCCCTGGTTTGTAGACTGGTGGCATTGGCTGCCATGCAATGACTGGGTAATACGCAAACCCATACGCTTCTACGCTTCCCCATTCGCCGTCTCCTAAATAAGTAAGACTTGTTGGAAGAACAGCTCCATCAATTGTAACTGCATATTCTTTCCAATCTCCAGGGTTTTCTTCCTTGTTTGGTTCTGGCGGTAACTTCACTTCTGTTGGAATCCACATATCCGCAGAGCTGTAGGAACAAATCAGTTCTTCAACTTTCTTGATTGCATCATTCCATCCTTTATCGTACTTGCATTCATGTTCGGAAGGCTCTGGCTTTTTCAGTTTGTCAAGTGTTTTTAAGAAGATTTTCATTAATAATCATTCTCCTTTCAATCATTCAGTCGAATTGTTTTCCTTATCATCTTCAACTGCTTTCCAAATACAATCCATAACAGATGCATAATCAAGCAGTATTTCCCTTTCTCTGATGTTTCTTCCGTCTTTTTCGTGCCAATCTCCTACAATATAAAGTTCTGCATTTGCGGAAAGAATATCTGTTTTCATATCCCAGTATTTAATATGGATTTCATAAGCTGCGTTTGCAGAAATTGGATTTACATAAATTCCTTTTGTTACTTCTTTCCAATCTTTTAAGTCAATTGATACCATCTATTTCTCCTTTCAAAATGGACATAAGTCCAAATTAACTTCTAACCCGGGTGTTGCGATATGGACGAGTGCATCAGCACCAGACGTTTCTTGTATCTCCCTCAAAATCTGTTCCGGGTCAGCTGCTTCATTACTCAAATGCACCAATGTTACTGTCCGTAATGCTGCCGTATGGTTCGTATTTACTAAGCTTTTGCAAGTATCTAATGAACAATGCCCTTTAAGCCTGTGCGTGTAATTTTCGGCTGTTTTGTCAACCAATTCTCCACAATAGTTGCACTCAATAACCAAGTGGTTCAGTCGCATTGCTTTGAAATTGTATCGGCAAAACTCAAAGTCTGTCATGTACAGTAGTTTTCCCATTTCTTCATGTTCCACGATATACCCGTAATTGAAACATGGAATAAGTTGCCCTGTGTCCTTATCCCTTGTAGTATGCGGCAAATAGAACGGCATTACAGTGAACGTGCCAACCCGGAACGGTCTTTTCTCTGGAACTCCTTTCATCAATTCGCCAGTGATGATTTGCAGATGTTCCACGGTTTCATCATTGGTGTAAATCTGAATGCCTAAATTCATCAGATTTTTAAATGATTCACGGTGATCACCGTGTTCATGCGTTAGAAGCACGCCAGAAACATCACTTGTTCTGTAATCAATAGCTTTCAGAATGTCTTTGTATTTGCATCCGCAGTCAAGAAGAAGCATTTCTCCGCTGTTCGATTTCAAAACATAGCAGTTTCCGTGTTGGCTCCCTGTGTTTACTACTCGCATGAACATTTTCATCACCTCGCTTTTACTCCAAATTATTTCTTAATATTTCTTTTATTTCTGATAATATCTTGTACATTTCATCACGACTATATGGTGCTTCTTTCCAATTGTATGCTCTTTGTATCGTTGGCCAACCAACCAAACTTATGCTGTCTCTAATTTCAATAAGTTCTTTTAATGTGATTTCAACTACAATCGAAGCGTCAAGATTTATTCCTTTCCCGCCTACTTCTTTCATACTTCATCATCCTCTGGAAATCGGAACACAATGTTTGCAGGCTCGAATTTCATATCTGGACTGTTAACCATGGTTTTAATGATTCCAAAACCTCTTGCAGCCATTTTTATGCATTCTTCGTAATCATCATCGCTCATTTCAACGTTTTGTGCTAAAAACATTCCTGCATACACTTTATGCAAAGCTTTCATAGCTTTTTGGGCTTTTTTATCTGTCGAATAACGAGCCATGACTACTCCTTTTTCACCTACCATCGGTATGTATGCTCTTATGATATTTCCGGTTCTGCTTAACGATGTGGTTTCATAAGGAACATCAAACTCTCCGTTCTGTGAAACTAATCTCATTCCTACTCACCTCCGAAAAAAGTTTCTCTTACACTGCTGCTCATGTCAGTTTTCCTCATTTACGACAATACCGCCGTGGATAATAACTCTCTTTCCGTCCGAATCATCAAAATAAACTTCATTTTCAGATTCGGAAACATCAAACTTTCCAGACCAGGACTTGATTTTACCGCCGTTGTAATCGTAAACAGTTACGGTACGGTTCAGACCACCGTCAATATCACTGGATAGTGATTTCAATGACCTGCTACAGGAGGAGCAACCACTAAACATTGTGATTGCTGTAACCCCTGTAATTAATACTGCTGTCTTAATACATTTCTTTTTCATCTTACATTTCCTCCTGGCTCATAAATGACGGAATTTCTGTTTCCACTGGCTCTGCTGCCGGAATTGGTTCTTCTGAATATCCGTCAGATTCCACAATAAATTCCTCACTATTTGCTCTTTCATCAATTTCATTCTGAACTGCTTTTTCTGGATCAGTTTCTACTTCTACGCCAGCATAAAAAGCATTCTGCTGTGTTGGATTCTCGAAATCCAGTTCAATGTGCTTGCACAGTCTATGTAATACAGTCTTTTTGTACATTTCCCCTGTGAAGTTTTTCCAAGCTGGACTATTTGAAGCCTTACTGGACTTTCTTGTGTTTTCAAGGTCTGCCAAAGTCATAGTATCGTAAGCCATGCCACCATCTTTATAAAGAACAACTGCGAATGCTCCAATGATTTTTCCATCATTAAATGCTTTTGGATTGAAGCTAAATGTCTGTTCTCCATTTTCGATGGATTCCTCAAAATCATCACCCTCACGAACCAACTTTGCATAAATATCCTTTATTGGGCGAATAGAGTATTTCTTTGCCAGCTTCTTCGCCCCTCTGTAGTCCGTTTGGTAATTAAGTTGATTTCCATATGGAACCAAGTAACACTCTTTTGAATAAAAATCCAAGCCCAAATAAGCGCCCTTCATCAGTCCAGACATCAACTGTGCTTTGCTATATTTCTGCAACTGTGGATTATCATTTACCAGAGCAAGTGCATTCTGTACGAATCTTGCCTTGTTAAAATCTTTCGGGAGTGCTTCTGCTACTGAATTTAACTTTTCAGTAAGAGCTACGCTAAATGTCTGCGGTTCCTGGTTTGCTACCTGTGTTGTTTCTGCCATATCAATTCTCCTTTTTCTTTTTTATATTTTTCTCTTAGGTGCATGCATAGTGAATTGAAATATATTGTTCTATCCTCTATTGTGCTATTATGTATTATCCTGCTGTGGCGAAATCTCAATCCACCGTGAATGCACCCAAGAGTTATGCTCAGTGGCATATGAAACAGGATGAAGTGTTGTGTCCTGTCCTGTTATTTGCTTTATTGGAATTTTATATCCTGTTGTGATTTCCGGGCATTCACCCGGATTCATATGTCACCGATAGTTACCTAATTAAATGATAGTTACATTGTCCGGGTTGATGTGATATCTTCCGTTTCCATTTGCTCTCTGTGTTCCGATTCCAATGTACTTTCCACTGGTTTCAATCAGCTGCAATACTGTTTCATATGGAAATACAATGTCCGGGCAAGATACTTCAATAGTAGTTCTCCAATTATGGAACACATTACTGCTACAAAGAACCGGGCTTGCACTGATTCCAGAAGTCGGAACGATCTTATTTACCACCTCAACAGATTCAAAGTTTACCGGGCAAATAGAACCTTCGATTGAAAGAGAACGCTTTATATCTGTTCCTTTCTTTCCTGTGGAATCTTTGAAGAAAGTAATAAATGTTTCCGTGAATGATTTCTTGAATGCCTGGGTAAGAATGCAAGGTCTGTTGTTTGCCATGTAATCTTTCCACTCTTCCTCGGTGTAAAGGGAAATATCTTCATCGTGGAAATTAATTGGTTTTTCCCAGTGAATACCAGTAATTAAGCCCTCCCAAACATTCTTGGGCTGATTGTAAATAGCTGGCATTTTGAAGCCTTTGTCCTTGGACTGCTTGAAACATTCAGCCTGTTCATAGTAACGGCTTCTTTTGTGAAGAATGAGGTCTGTGTCCCCAATTAACTCAACTCTTAATGTGGTTTCCTTTAAAGGTTCGATTGTGATGTTTTTTGCCATGTTGCTTTCCTCCTAAAATAAAATGATTTTTTATTGTTTTTGTTTGCGCAAACACTCAAACAGATTAGTAACGCTATGCTGTAATGTAATGTTTTGTGCTGTCATGCGCTGTTCTGTTCTGCGAAACTAATCCGCTTGAATCTTTGTGCAAACTCCAAATGTACTTAGCAAGCAGTAGAATGTGCTATATTTTACTGTCGTGCGCTGTTCTCTATTGTGCGAAGATATAATTTTCTTAGCAGTGTTTCTACTGCCAACTAAATACACTTGGTGGTTTATCTACTTGGTAGGTAACATGAAGTGTCATGTTCTTTGATGTATTATAATTTCATATCCTTTATTATTTTGTTCTTTGGCATCTCATGCCACCTACCCAGGAGATAATTTTGTTTGGATGAGCCGCTTTGCAGACGATATAAAAGTCATGGTTTGTTGCGGTGTAGTGTAATATCATGTTTTATACTTTCGTGTTCTGTTTTACACTGTACTGACGTTTGTACCGCCTACAAAACAGCCCATCCGTTAAGTGTTGTGTCCTATTGTGTTCTATTTCTTGCTGTTATTATCTGTCTTATTCTTTCCTATTCTGTTTTAAGTGTTCACAACACTTGTCACTCTGCATAAGTAATCTATTCTATCCTGTTATATGCTGTTTTGCTTTGTTCTTTCATATTCTTCTATTTATGCAGACTGATAAATGCTGTGGTTCCCTACGGTCATAAACCTGTATTGAACTGAGGTGTAATGTAATGTTTTCTGTTATTTTATAATCTAATAAAGCGTTTTTTTATCCTTTCAATACAAGCATATCAACGTAGAAATTTCGCCGCTACTGCACTCATAAGCCCGTAAGAATAAGGTGCTTTGCTGTGCTCTGTGATATTATGTATTGTCCTATTTAGCAATATAATGTGCCATAATATAGTTTGATTTCTTCCTACTCTTGCAGGCATATCAGCACAGTAGCGGCATTCATGTTTAATTAATCAGTTCCCAAACTTCTTCGTATTCAGAAATATTCTGGTATTTCTGCTTCACTGCCAGAAGTTCATTTCGGCAACGCTCTAAAAGTGCTTCGTATTCATCCGGCTGTTTCAAAATAAGCTGTGTTGGCTTATATCCGCTTTTTCCATCTGTTTTGTAAAACACTCGAATTGCTGTCGGCTTTGGCTTGTTGTCAATATCCTGTTCCACGATTTTTAACTGACAAACTATCTGTCTGGCTTCTTGGATTCTGTATTTTTCAGCTGCTATGGAATCATCCCATGTAAAGCACTTATGTAATTCTGTACTTTCGTCCCTTGCTTTCTCAAGAATCTGTTGTGGTGTAGCTGATTCCATCTGATCGCAAATTTCCATGATTTCAGACGCACATTTTGTAGCATCTGCCTTGAAAAAATGTTTTCCCCATGTTGCTGTTAGCATTTTCCCCTCCTGTTTGTCAGATTACTTTCAAATCCCCATCTGTCACTCTTAGCACAATCATCTGCCTGTCTAACATAGGTATCCTGCTTTTGTCAATGCTCTCAGAATCATCAATCCAAAGCGGAAGATTCAGCCCATTCATTTCCTGTAATCCATTCAGTAAATCAACCTCGCAAAGAATTTTGTCGGAATGATTTAATCCGCTATTGTAGTCAATTCCATTGCAGATCATCTTGCAAGTTTCCACTGGATTTCCCTCAATCGTGTAATCAAGGAAACTGAACTGGAAATGATGGAAAAATGGATTGATTTTCTCTGCCAGTGCCTTATTCTTCTGAATTGAGAAGTTAAGAACGGTGTCAATATTCTTTTCAATATCGGCTTGTACCTGTCCAAGGCGTTTCAGTTCCTCATTCAGTTCGGCTACTCGCTTTTCTTTCTCTGTGACTGCTGCCTGTGCAATTTTGATATCTGCATCCACATTGGAAATCTGTTTCATGACATTGCTGATCTGCATTCTTAATTCCTGTTTCTTTCCAGGAACATCATCAAATGATTTCAGTTTCTCTTCAAATTCTGAAATTCTCGCTGTAACCGCAAGATATTCTTCATCATTTTTCATATCTACAGATTCCGGAAGCTCCGTAAATTTGGACTGTTCTTCCTCAATCTGTTTAGTGAGTTCAGCAACTTCATCCTGTGCTACGCCGATTTCCGATTGTAATTTGTTGATTTCCTCGTTAGTTTTCTTTAATTTTGCAGAAGCAGAATTTCCAAGATCACAAGTTCCTTTTAACTGGTTCTGTTTTGCTGATTCCCAGTTTTGCTTTTTGGTTAATTCATTTTCAATTCTGAACTTCTTCTTTTCTTCAAAGGAAGCTCTCAATTCGGAAATTTGTTCTTCTGGCAGTTCCTTCCCACAGGTCGGGCAAATGGTATCAGAATCATTGAATGTTTCAGCTTCAATAGCTTTCAGTCCAGAATCATCCCACTCCATTTCTTTGATTCTCGGATAGTCCTGTCTGGCTCTATCCAAGTCAGCTTTTGCTTGTTGTGCTTCCCTTATGTGGTTATCCAGTTCCATTCCAATAATACGAATGCTTGATTCCTTTTCTGATTTTTTTAACCTAAGTTCGGAAACTGTATCAGAAATGAATTTTTGTCTGGCTCTTAACCATTCATTAGCTTTGCTAACCAGACCATCCCTGGAAGATTTCAAACCACAGATTTCATACGAAATACTGTCATAGCCCTTTGCTGAATCTTCAAGAATCTGTTCCTGTTCTTCCATCCTGGAAATCTCCGCATTAAGCTCCTGCTTTTTGGATTCCAAGGAAGAAGTGTCTTCTGCTTCAACGCTTCGATTGGTTTCATATGCAATCTCCGTGTTTTTGGCATCCACCTTTTTCTTCTGTGCATTTAGTTCCTTTCGGAGCTTCTTCAATGTATCTTCTACGGAATACCCTTTTGTGATTTCTTTCACATGAGCGTACTGCGGATTCTCTTCCATAAACTGAGCAATATCGAAACCAGACATCTTTTCCAGTACCTTTCTGGATTCCGCTGTTGACTTCTGCAATGTGTCCAGAAATGGTTTTGGATTACTGCACATCAGAAGCGTTGAAGGTTCTGCTATTGACTGGATGAACTCGGTATAATCCTTTGATTTAGCCGGGAATCCGTCAATTTCATAAGAAGTTTCATTTCCATCGAATACCTCTTCGGACTGTCCTCTCGGTTTTCTCCACTTCTGCTTTGTGATTTTGCGGATCACTTTTTCTTTCCCATCAATCGCAAGTGTAAGCTCCCTTACAACATCAACCTTTGGCACTTCCAATCCATTTTCTTTTCTGCGGATAGAAGTCGGTTCTGTACCATTTGCCATCTTTCCTGTCAGAACATCCAAATATGCGTCCTTTAATGTGGATTTTCCTTCTCTGTTTCTGCCGGAAATCTCTGTTCTTGGAAACAAATCTACAGACTTACTCGGAAACTTTTTGTAATTCTCCAAGTAAATTTTTTTCACTTCCACTTTCATGCTCGATTATCCTCCCTATTGATACCTCATATGCGGTTCTGATCTCTACTTCATCACTAGATAATTTTTTATGATAAATCCGGCTATGGATTCTTCCGATTATTTTTACGAAATCTCCAACCTTGAAATCAGCAGCTTCTCTGGCTTCATTCCACCATGCGATACATGGAATATAATCTGTTCTTCGCAAGTCATATTCGTTGCACGCAATCATCAAATCACAGATTTCTTTTCCACTTGGTGTTCTTCGATAAACAGGCGGTTTGCAAAGATAACCCTCCAGAATGATTTTGTTTTCACCTTCTGCGCTCCCATCGCCATCTCCACACCAGATTGTTTCCGCTTTGATTTCAAGAATCAAATGTAACTTTCCACTTTCATGTTTGTTTGAAGAACTGTATCTTCCTTCAACATAAGCATGTTTTCCAATCTTTAAACCTTCCGTCTGCTTTTCTTTAACAATTACTGGAAGCAAATCTACGTTCCCACTGGTACGCTTTGCACCAATATAAAATCTTACGAATTTTTCTCCGTCCTTGAAAAGCGTTCCTGGCTGAATATCCATTATTACGCCATATATCTGAACTTCATTCTTATTATTCTTCATCCTCCAATTTCTCCATTTCTTTTACGGAAATCTCATATACTGTTTCCGTTTCTTCCCCATTAACATAAACATCACGGCTCATTAGCCTGCCAGTTACTTTAATGTAATCATTTCTTTTAACCTCTACCGCCAGATCAGCACCTTTTCCCCATAAAGTACAGCGAATAAAATCCGCTCTTTCCGAATAATCCCTTGGAATTGCCACGAAAAGATTTAAAACTTTCCTGTGCGTTACTGGTGTAAGTTTTGCATATGGCTCTTTCGTGCAACTTCTGGCAATAAACTCTACTTCGTTTATATCGCCCTCTGGAACCTGTTCTTCCAGGATTTCCACCTCGTCAGCTGCGATATAATTAACATTGTGGTGCTTATTTGGATTTTTAGAAGTGTCCATGCTTCTGATTGCTCCTGTTACCACAACTTCTTTTCCGTTATAATCATTGTCACGTACAATGGAATCTTCTATAACGATTGGAAACATATCTACTGCACCGCTTTTACGAATAACTGTCAGCATGAATTTGTAATAGTATCTTCCGTAATGTTCGTGGCTAAATACTATTTCCCCGGCTCTGCCGGATAATCTTACTTTATTTAATCTTTGCATTTACTTTTCCTCCATTTCTAATATAATAGGAAGAAACACCATTGAGAATAAGACTGTTGATACGAAGAACACCCCGATAACATCAAATGATGTAAGCATCCATGCGATTGAGAAGATTACTGTAAACATCCCTATTCCTACAAATATTTCTCCTATTATCTTTACCACCTCTTTCATTTTGTCCTCACTTTCTTCTGGATGTGGTTACTGCAAGTGCAGCTGCCAGAATAGCGATAATTACATTTCTTGCCATCAGCTTTTCTTCCAGATCAGCAATAATTTCACTGGAAAGTGGCTGATTTTCGCCATTTTTTTGCATAAAAAGTCCTCCTGTTATATTTTTGTTTGTCAAATACAGGAGGTTGTGATATAATAATCCTGTATTTAACTAACTCGTTCTTAGTTAGATACACCGTCCTGGTTGGTGTGACCGCACCTTCCAGGGCAACTTAATCTGTTTTTGTTTGTTTTTCTACATCAAGCCCAAGCATTCTAAATGCCATATCCTTTGTGAAATCATAATCGTTCACGTTATTCGCCCAAGCTTCAAATGCCTTTAATCTTCCAACCAGAAGTGCATATTCCTCATTGGCGTTCTCTGGAATATAATCTGTGCTCTTAGTTTCTCCCATGATTAGTCCTCCTTATCTTTTGCTCCAAATGTTTTAAGCATTTCTTCTAGAAGCGAAATAAACGGAATAATTGCATCTACCTGTTTGAACTTTTCCTTGATTTCTTTGTCAAGTTCTTCCTCGTTCATAAGACCATGCTCGAACGAATGTCTAAGTTGCTCTTTTACTTCTTCCTCTTCTCCACCATTTTTTACGAACATCTCTTTAATTTCATGGGTGATAACTGCATACTCTGAAAGAATATCAATCCCTTTACCAGAAATATTAACTAAGCCGTTTTCAAATTTAATCATTGTTTTTCCTCCCTGTTTTCTTTTATTATCTCCCTCTGAATGGTATAATGTGTTCAGAAAGGAGGTATGTTAAAATGTTTCTCAAATTAAAAGTTTCCTGTACTTGTCATTGCGATTACTATATAAGTGAAAGAATAAGTACAGACAAGGTTGTGTGCCCAAATTGTGGAAAGGAACATCCTTATTCTCATAAAATAATTTCAATGCTTCATGCCGCAAATGAGATTGATGATGGTAATGTTCCTGGAGCAGAAACCATAAAAACTTCCGTTATTTCTGAATGGGAAGATGTGACTGAGCGTCAATAACAATCTTCATGTACTCTAAAAAGCCTTTCGCTTCAGTAGCGGACAGACCGCATTCGGCAATTTCGTTTTTCACTTTTTCTACAAGGTCGCTTGCCTTCTGTCCGTTTTTGTGGCGATATAACTGATATATTTTGGAATCATAATCGGATAACCTTTCAGAAACGTAATCATCTGCTAACATCTTACGTCCACCTCCTTAACTTGCTATTTCATTCCCAAGAAACTTATTGATAAAATACAGTTGTCCTTTTCCGGTAACTTTTGTGGTTCTCGTTACTCTGACACTTCCGTCTGGATTCTGAACACTGGATTCCTTAACTTCAAATAGCCCCTGTTCAATGTATCTCTGCATTGGCATATTGTAACTCGCACCAGTTTTCATCAGATATCCATTTTCTCGCATCCACTGGAATAATCTCTTCTGTCCTGTCTGGACACCGTTCTGACAAATCAATTTTGCTAGGTCTCCAATAAGGATTGAAGTGTGGCTGGTTGATACCGCATCGGCAAAGATCGTTTTCGGCTTGTCTGCTTCAATTTTTAGTCTTTGCTTTTCGATAATCTTTTCTCTCTCTGCGATTTTCTTCTTTGCTACCAGAATTGCTTTCGCCATCAATTCTTCATCAGAAAGAGTTTCTTGTCCTAAAATGTAACCGCCATGCTTGCGAATGGATGGTACGACTTCATCTGTCACCCAATCTGTAAAACGTTGTGCTGATTCTTTTCGGCTTTGGAATATTGTTTTGTACAAATTAGCTTCATTGATGTACAGAAGTTTCTGGTTTCCACCTTTTGTAAGGGTATCCATAGTACGGATACCCTTTTCGGATAACCGTTGTTTTACATTTCCAACATTTGTTATCTCCAACGCTCTGCAAACATCAGATAAACAAAACATTGGTTCGTTTTCAACCATTACTGTCCGAATATCTCCGAACTCTGGCGAATTAAAAATTTGTAATTCGTTCATTATTCTCCTTTCTTGTTTAAAATAAGAATCTTCCTGCTAAGAATATTCCACAAAAAATTCCGATAATTATAAAAATTATGTCAACTATGGAATATCTATTCTTTAACACTTCATATTTAAGCCTTTTGATTTTAACTATTTCCTTTCTGTGATATAATCTCCTTTAGGAATGTGCAATCTCTTTTACATAGAGCACATCTACTGGGTTAAATTTCAAACAATATTGCTTTCCGTCGTCATCCCATTCCAAACGTATCAGTTTAGCTCTAATGTCTGGTTTCACAATATCATCCGGGAACACACACGGAATTTCGATTGTTTCCCCATTTTTAAATTTGATAATTGTCATCTTCTCCTTATAATCTCTCCTTTCTTGTGTTATACTCACTATAAGAGTGGAGGTGATGATTATTGGTATTTAATGGTTTCTGCGATAAGCAGAACAAAAATTATTCCATTGAAGCTTCTCTCATTAATACTGGATCATTGGATGATTTGACGCCTAATTACACAATAGGTCGAATTAAGTGTAATTATGCAAGCAAAACTGGATGTTGTTCAAATCCGAAACAATGTTCCATTTTAAAAGCTTCAAAATAATTCTGTTTGGCTCTCTGAAATATGAGAGCCTATTCTGCTTGAAATTTCAGCATCCTTGGTGAGCCTTTAAACTTGATTCCCTCAATTTCCCCGATACCTTTCTGGTTCACCTGCAACATCTGCAAGTCCGTGGATAAATTTAAAGCATTCAGATCAATGGAAAGAATAGGAACGCAATCACCAATTCCCTGTTTTAATTCAAAACTTCTTACTCCCTCAAGTTTATGACCGTCAATCAGAATTTCGGTATAAATTCCTTTTTCTCCTTCTACCTGTCTGATTTCAACTTTTGATGTTTTCATCGTCCCTCCATTAAGAACTCTCTCTTTTACTTGAATCAGCAATTTCCTTATCTCGCAATGCTGACAGATAAACGATTGCCATGTTCTTGTTTTCTTCTGATAATGTAGCAAAAATATCAGCAATACGCTTTCCGTCCTCTACATCGTTTCTTTCAAACATTTTCATATATTCACTTCCTTTCTTTTTGTACTTTGTACAATCATAATATATCACTAAGTACATTCTATGTCAAGCATAAATTTGTACTTTGTACATTTTTATATTGATTTTAACTTTCTTTTGGTGTACAATAAGGATGTGAAAAGGAGGTGATTCTAATTGAAAGAACGTTTAAAAGAATTACGAAAAATATTAGGTTTTAAAACTCAAAAGGATTTTTCGGATGATTTAGGAATACCATTTTCTAACGTATCAAGTTATGAAGCTGGCAGGCGTACTCCATCAGATGGAGTAATCGCACTTATTTGTCAAAAATATGGGGTTGATGAAAAATGGCTTCGTACTGGTGAAGGAGATCCGCAAAAAAAAGAAGATATAGAATTCAGTAATATATGCGCTTCTATATCTACTGACGATATAAAAGCGAAAGAGGCAATAATGAAATATTATCAGCTTTCCAGAGAGGATAAAGAACTTTTTTGGAAATTTATGGAACGTTTTGTAAAATAAAATGAGGCAGGAGATTAACTCTCCTGCCCTTTTTCCTTTTGATATAATTTTTTCGCAAACGCATGAATCATCGCAATAAAAGTTATGTTGTGCATTTTTTCAATAATCTCAATAATTTCTTTCTTGTAATCCACGTAAATCCCTCCCAATATTCCAAACATTTGTTCCTGCTTATTAAATTATATCATGTTTTCATAACTATATACTGGAATGGAATCATCTCCGCTTAAATCCTTTCTGGCAAGTTGCTTTTCCTCGATATTATTGCAAATTATGATTTTTTCAGTATAGATATTGTGATTTTGGTACTTTTCATTCGTTATATATGTAGATAGAAATAAAGGGGCTGGATGCTTGTCAGCGAGGGATTTATAGCGCTCATGGACAACCTGTTTTACCTCTGCTTTTGCAATTGCGATAGTTTTACCCCTCCCAAAGATAATACTACGCTCCGGGCAGAAGTAAACATATTGAATCAAGAGCACATGCACGAATATCAGTATAAACACAATTATGATTTTTTTATGTTTCTCCATGAATCCACCCCCTTTACACTATCATCTTAATGTATTACAATAACATTGTATCAAAAAATATACAATTACACAGGAAATGGCGAAATCAGCACATGCAGCGACGAATTTCGCACAAAAAGGGATGATTTTTTTGAGGATTGCAATATGTGATGACAACGAATTACAAATTGAGATTTTTAAAACCAGAATGGACGGTTTTCTTCGTAGAAATGGGGACAGTGGATGCACGATTACGGCATATACCACCGGGAAACCTCTTATTGATGATGTAAATGACGGCGTATGGTACGACATAATTGTGCTGGATATTATGTTGAAAGATGAAAATGGAATTGATGTTGCCCGGCATCTTAGAAAGAATGGATATGTAGGTAATATCACCTTTTGGACAGCCCACAAGGAATATGTGTTTGATGCTCTGGATATCCTTCCTGTTCACTATATCATAAAAGGCTCGGAAGATGGAAGAATGTATGGTGTAGTCAACAGGGAACTGGAAAATATCCATGATAAAACGCTGACTGTAAAGAACAAGGATTATTTCCACAGGGTTGGTTTCTGCCATATTGAATATATTGAAAGTCGCAATAAATACATCACTATCCATTGTACCTGTGGTATCACTCATATGCAGAGAGGGAAACTTTCGGACGTTGAAAAGCAACTGGACAGACGGTTTTTACGCTGCCACCAAAGTTACATTGTCAACATGGATGAAGTCTGGGAACTTCGTGCTGATTTCAGAATGGTATCTGGAGATGTGGTTCCGATTAGGAGAAAAGACCTTTCGGCGATCAGAAAACTTTATGAAGGCTATATTGCATTTAAGTAGCTCCCGGGAAAACCCCGGGAGTGTTTTTGTTATTTAAGAAGTTTGTTTACTGCATTCTGCACTTCTGTGTAATTGTAGCCAGCTGATTCCAGACGGTCTCGTCTATCCTGTCCGTTTCCCCACTCGCCGTTAATTACCTCTTTTGCTACCTTGGCTACACTTTTCTTTGCAGTCACGGAATACACAGCTTTTCCATTCCAATCAAAAACAGAATAACCGGCTTTGCAAGCTTTCTTTGCATTTTTGAGTGACTTGTACGCCCCGATCTGGCTCTTAGAATCCTTCCAGGTCTTACGGACACGGTAATACTTGTCAACCTTTACTGTCGGCTTTGTGGTTGGAACTGTCACGGTTTCACTGGAAATAAGCTTCTTGAATCTATCCCAGTCACCATTTTTACGGATAACGGAAGGGCAATTCTTAGCGCACACATCGTAGTGCTGAACAACTCGGCTTGCCGGAATGCCGTATTTTTTCATAAGCTGCTTACATACATCAACTGTATTTTGGAATGCCTTTTCGTAGTTGTAACCGGCATTCATGCACATTTCAATCCCGATAGAGTTGTGATTGTTTATAGTTCCAAAAAGCTTACTGCCGTAATTTACGCCAACGTGCCATGCTCCACGATTATACGGCAAAGCTTGGTATGCTGATTTATCATCAACGAATACGTGGGCTGAATAGCCATGAAAATTGCCGTTATGCTGTGCGGTGGCGTGTGCCTTGGCATCTGCTGTCTTGGCGGTATTATCCGTATTGTGGATGACAATATACCGAGGTGTCTGTCCGGCGTAGCTGTTGTTGTTGCTGATTAATGAGGTATTGATATTCATGTATGTTCTCCTTTCATTATTGAGGTTAAAAAAGCGCATAATAAAAAGCACCCCAAATGGGATGCTCTTTAGCATAAACTCTTTATACAATATATCTCTTATGATTAAATTTCACAGAATCATGGCTGATTTTAGCGTAAATCATTGTGGTATCAAGTTTTTCGTGTCCTAATATTTCTTTTACTTCGGCAACGTTCATTCCTCTATTTAAGGCATCTGTTGCCATTGTGTGTCTAAGCAAGTGCGGAAACAGGCTTCTTTCGATTCCGGAACGCTTTTGAATAGCCTTTACTCTCGCATATATTGATCCTTTGTGCATTTCATTATAAGGCTTTCGGAATATCACAAATACAGAATCCGATATTGAATCTTTTGGGCGTTCCAATTCAAAGTATTTTTTCAACATATATTCCGCCTTTGCGTTCAAATAAGATGTTCGGTGCTTGCTTCCTTTTCCGAACAAATGAACCTCTTTTGAAGTGAAATCAATATCACTAATTTTTAAATTCACCATTTCAGATAAGCGGCATCCTGTACTGTAGAAAAGCTCAATCATCGCTTTATCTCTGTAATTTTCGCAAGCATCACGCACTATTTCAAGCTCCATGTTGCTAAGTGGCTCTCTTGGCTTTTCCTCAAATTTAATGGGTTTAATGCTTGCACATGGATTGTTTGGAATATATCCCTCTTTCCAACACCAATCCATAAAGGTGTTTATAACAAGCCGTTTTCCATCCAGTGTTCGATTGCTGATACCTGTTCGTTTCTGAGTTTCGTACAGATAAATCCGTATATCATTTGTTGTAACCTGTTCGAATGGTCGGTTAATGTGTTCAAAAAAATCTGTGAGATAAAAATTGTATGTTTTCATGGATTCTGGAGACATGCCCTCAATCTTTTTTGCCACCATGTAAACCCTGTAGCAATCTGGGATATTGTTTTGATATGGGACCACATGCGTTTCTCTCTGGCTGATATCGTAGTTAGACGTAAACACTTGCAATTCCTGTAATACTGTCCTAAGTGCTTCATCTGGAATCTTGCCATCAAGTTTGCTGATAAATTCATTTGCAAAGTTTTCCATAAAAAAATACCCTCCTTTTGGGTTCACAAAGGGAGAGTACTGTGCTATAATAATACTGTACCCTTTGTGGTGCTTGGAGCTGAGTTTTTTGATTGGTAGTCGGGAACTCAGCTCCCTTTTTGTTGTTCCGATTTTGATATGCTGATTATAGCATATTCATTTTATGTTTGGTAGTGTTTTGTTATTTTTTTCTTGTTTCTCCAATAAACTCTATAGTGACTCGCTTCCCAATATTGCCGAGAGAATTACGCAAATGCCGGATGGAACTAAGGCAAAATTATTAAGTGTTGGAGGAACAAGTGTTAACGTGGGAAATACTGGTGAGAAAATTCCAGCATGGTCTTTTGGAATTTTTTTACCTTCTACATACGGCTCTGACGCTTGCGCAATTTTTGCTAATACTAATCAAATCACTGTAGCCTATAAGTCAAGTAATAATTGGGTATCGTGTAAAAAGATTTTGTATTAAGAAACAAGCTTTTTCCACTCATTCCAAGACAATGATCTGTTAATATCTGTTTCTACAGATTTTAAAACAGTCACATTTAAAAGCAAATCTCTTGAATGGCTTCATGGAATGGTATTATCATCAGGCGACAATCTGACGATTACTTTACTAAAATAATAATTATACAAGGTTATTTAAAAACACTAATAAAAATAGGATTGGAATATATATCACATTCAAAAATTATACTTTTTCTATTCTCACCAATTTGAATTTTGGCATCATTTCCACCTTCATATATTTTTTTTACTGATGCATTATTAAATACTCCACCAGTTTGTCCGAGAGTTATAAGATAAAGCCCAGTTCTATTAATGCACAATACGCTAATATCTGAAACGATTGGTGCAATACGATATAGAGTACGATTATTTTCGGTTTTTATATATTCAGCTCTGCTAATGTATTTTTTGGTCTCACTATAGAGTGCATTTATCGCCCCGATGATTGTCTTATTATTTGTCTCCAATTTCGAGATAACAGCCGTTGCCATTTTATCAACGACATAATCCCAAAACTTGCTCATCAGTCCGCGCTTGTTCGCTCTCGCAGTTGCGTCATACAGCATTACTTCGTCATTATCCGCTAACGTATCTTTTGATGTGTATTCAGTCCATTTTGGCATGTGGTTGCCCTCCTTTAATTATAGGTTTGTTTTAATATTTGATTCATAAAAAAGAGGATGATTTCTCACCCTCTTTATATTGATTTGTTTAACAATTTTTTGATTTCCTCAAGCTCTTCTTTAACGCTTTTTAATTCAGATTTTAATTCTTCATTTTCAGATTTAAGCTCCTTTATCTTCTCATGATTAAATTTTATCATGGCGAACATGGATGGAATCATAATTCTGTAATTCCAATCCTCGGGCTTTCCATCTGGTAAATGGTTTACTGCAATTGGAAAACGCCTTTCCATGTCCTCTGCAAGAAACATTGGCATTAATTTATCATATCGGCTATCGTTTTTATCGAGATATCCTTCTTTATATTTCGCCCAAACAACTTTTACACGATAAAGTTGTTCCAGTTCTTCTTCTTTAACTGTTGTTCGAATTGATTTATACCGCCAAGAAGATGATGGAACCTTAATAACCATTCCGTCGCTGTTAATTCCTAAGTGCGTTCCGTCTGTAATATTTCCCATATTTTCAAGACAGAAAAAATTTGTAGCATCCCCGAAGCCACTTAGTGGATTTCTGATTTTTACACCGCCATCAATAACAAATCCGTTTCCATTTGCTTTTAGATCAACGCCATTTATGGTTACCATGTTGTTTTTCGCATCAAGTACAATGCCGCCATTTGCAGAAGTTAATTTTCCATTTGTTTTATCAATCAGCCATTTTCCGATTTCACCAGTATTAGACTTCAAATTTCCAGAAAATTCGCCTTGATTAAAATGGACTCCTGTATTATCAATATATCCAACTTGTGTTCCGCTCGCATCCAAAATGGAAAGTAATCCGTTCCCATTATTTGAGCCACCAAGCTTCAATGTGCCGCCGTGTGCATAGGTAAATGAAAAATACAATTCTCCATTTTCCATGTATATTCCCTTTATTGCACCGTTGTTTGTAAGCATATTGAACACTTGTTCATTTGTGTAAGCATATTCAAGCTTTGGCATGTAAATATAGGTATCAAATTTTACGCTAGACCCAACTGATGATGTCAAGATTCTCAAACTGTTTAAACTATCATTTGGTAAGCTAGATAAAGTTGTTGTTACTTGCAGTCTTTGCCATTCAGTTGTAGTTTTAGCATTTAATATTGTTTTACTTCCAAGATACGCATATACTTGTGTTGCAACACTAGTTTTTATCCAAAACGAAAAAGTATAATTTCCAGTAACTTTTATTGGCTTATAATTTTTCGTTCCAAATTGTGCTCCAGTTCCGTTTATTTTGATTGCATTTTTACCGCCATCTACATCTTGAACTCCATACTCATATGTATATGCACTCTGTGTAGACCAATAATCTTTAACATTTTGTTCTGTTAGATAATAGCCTTTAATAATATTGTCCGATGTAATATCTTGGACTTGTTTTACGACTTCTTCCTGTGCTATATCAGTAATGCTCTTATCACCAAGTGCAAAACTGGAAGCTGCTATTGTTACCGCCCCGGTAGTTTTGTCGATGGCAAAAGTGGTCTTTCCATTTCCATCAACAACCTTAATTCCTTTGGCTTGCACGTATTCTCCATTTACATAGAGATTTCCTTTTTCATCTAAGTAAATTCCCTGTGCCTTGCCGCCATTGGTGAGTTTGTTGAAAATATCGGCTTGTGTCTGTCCAGAAACTGCGGTACTGGCAGAAGAATCTGCAATTTCCTTTACTGTTTTCCCTTGTAAAAAAAAAGTTTTTGGAGCTAAGATGACGTTTCCTTTGCTGTCGATTTCTAAGGTAACATTCTTGCTATCATCAATGACTTTTAGCCCTCTACCGTTAATTCTCTCACCGGCAAGCAATCCAGCTAAAATGTATTTTGCATTGATATATACTTTTCCGTCTTGAATGTAGATTCCCTGTTCCGTTCCGCCTTTTGTAAGCTTATTAAACACTTCATCCTGTCCAAGACTGGTATCGTAATTGTCAATTGCATTTTTGATATCGTCTTTGTCTGCATACTTGAAATCTATCCAATCAGATGCGTCAAAATCTCCATCAACACGATTTACAGTGGAAGTTTTGAGAGAAGCCTTTCCTTCACTGTTGGTTGTTACCCACAAGTCGCCTTCGTAATATGGCGGTTTCGGCTGAACCATATAGACAGATGACTTCCCATCTATCTTGTCCAGCAATTCATTTGGTATGGATTGTGGTTGCCATTCCCCGGATTTGTATATCCATTGTGTGTTATCAGAAGTATTGTGCCAAAGGTCACCTTCATGCTCTGCTTTTTCTGATTCCCATATCAAGATAATTTCATTTCCAGATTCATCCAGAATCTTGTTTCCGTCAATATCACGCCATGGACATTCCTCTGTTTTTTTCCATTTAATAGAAGGGTCATTTGGCTGATACCAAGTCTCAATCTTTCCATCAATCTGTGTTTTTAAAGAATTAAGAGAATCTTTAAAAACACCATTGATAAATAAATCTAAAGAACTGTCATCTGTGTATTTTGAAGCTTTTTCCCAATCGGAAGAATCATAAGAACCGCTTGCTCTGGCAACTTTACATCTCATCAAATCACCATTAAAGCCTTGTGCCCATAAGTCTCCAATGTCATAAGGCGGCTCTGGCTGAACTACGAATACACGCCGCTTATGATCTGCCGTATCTTGCGCTTTTTCTGCGGCGGCAAGTGCTAACGTGATATCGGTATCTTGTACCAATTGCCATTTCCAAGTTGCCCCATCTTGCATAAAACGGTACGCATATCCCTTGGATTTCCAGTAAAATAAGTCGCCATCATGTTTCTTTCGTTCTTCGTTGGTAGTCCATCCAGAAGCCGGGATATTCTGCAAGGTCGGTTCATAGTCATAAAAAAAAGTCTCAATCTGTCCGTCGATTTGAGACTGTAAATTATTGATATCAGTTGTGTATGTATTGCTTATAAAATTATTTACTTCTGTTTCTGCTTTTTCCTTTGCAATTGCATTGACATCTTTTCCTTTGATTTGTATAGAATCTGCATTGATAATAACTCTTCCTGTTGTTACATCAACCAGGAAAGTTGTATTTCCGTCTTTGTCAATTGCTTTAATAGTTCCTGTATTAATCCAGTCAGCATTAATACCTGTAGCAGTAAGGATTCTGGCAATTACATCACCATCAACCGTCATGCCGCCATTCCAATGTTGTCCACCATCTGTGGATACAGCCCACGCTTCCGCAGTCATTTTCCATATAATGTCAGAATCGGATAACTGTGGCTTATTATGAAGATAATAGATTTTGCTTCCGTCCGGCTGTGTTTCTACTGTCGTGTATGTTCCAGAAGATTTCTCAAGGCGTTTTGATAATTCTTCCAGTGCCTTTTCTCTGGCGGTACGTTCATCTTTTAAGTTCTTTTTGTTTTCAGCTTGCACCTGTTGGCTAAGTGTATACTGTTTCTGCTTATTCCTAGATACGCTTTTAGCACTGCATTCAAGTTGCTCAAATGCGCCTGGATTCAAAGTAACAGAAGTTAGGAAACTCTTGTACTGTTTTCCATTTCTATCAGAAATCGCAATGGTGTCACCAGCTTCCCATGCTATATTAGTCAATGCTCCTGTGGTAAATGGTCTGAATTTTAGCCCCACGCACCTGTCTGCGATAATCTGGCAGATTTTCTCCCCGGAGCCCTCTTGGATTAGCTTATTATCACTGATTTCGATAACATAGCCAGATTTCCCCGACTGATATGTTTTTGCTTCATTTTTAGAAGAATTTTCAACGTATTCTGTAACTTTTATACCTGTTATTTCAAGATCATACAGCCACGGAGTAAATCCGTTTGTTTGAATTGCTGTAATCCCAGTCTGCATGATAGTAATGATTTTTTCACCAGTGGTATCTAATATGTCGTTACCTTCTACATCTTTCCATGGAGTTTCCACCAAATCATAAAAATTATCCGGGACTTCACGTTCGTACCATCCAAAGCATAAGCGACCATATTCGTCACATTTCGCCCACTGACAGCCCATTTGTGCTACCCATGCAATTACCTGTCGGAAAGTAATGCTGCTATCATCTGGTCGATTCTGAATCACAAAATCATCATTATCAAACCTTGTAGATTGAAGTGTTACTCCGCACACCTCGCAAGCATCCTGGATGATCTGTAATCTTGTTGCCGGATAGGACAGCTTACTTTCTGAATAATCACGATCAAATAATCGCATGGAATCTTCACAGGTTAGGCTGATAATTGCAGTGCTTTGATATGGAGCATCTGTTACCGTCATAGTACAGATACGGATTTTTTCAATGCCAGTAGATAATTCAAGTCCAATATAGCAAACAACTCTCGCTCCGTCCCAGATGTAATCTGTGTACTTGCCAGAAAAGTTGTTGATCTGCAAAGTTAGTTTATTTATAATAGCTGCGCCAATATCAAAGGAACCATTTTGTGATACTGCATCCTCAAACTTGAAGCCATTAGACCATAAGTCTTTGTCGGTAATGGATAATGTGCTTCCGTCCGTAAAGGTAAAATCTGCATATTTCAGATAGTTACGGTTCCCACTATTCTGTCGTTCTTTAAATTCCGTTGATAAATTTCGCATATCTTACCTCTCGATAAAGTCAAAACTAAGTCCTTCCATGCGCTCATTTCCAGCCCACCAGCACTTAAAGGGTGATTCCCTGTCCCCAACATAAAATGTTCTGGTTTCGTGCTTATTTGCAGATAGCAGGTCTGGATATGTGACCTGTATGTACTCTGGGTTTACCGCCTGTATAATCTTGCAAGCAGTGTCCCAGTCTGGGGCATTCCAACCTACAGACAGCTTTCGTTTCTGTCCAACTCTGTTTTTGTGCATGGTCGTATCGTCTGTTCTGCCGGATTCTGATGCCGATATATCCTGTAATCCCCATGTAAAAGAAGAAGGACAGGGCAATGCTACCCCATCCACTTTAAGAAATACTTCTGCCATATATTCACCTACTTTAGCACTCTGATTTCAAATTAGAGTGCTCTCAAGCAATCATTTTAGTTGCTTCACTTTGAACAAATTCTTTAATTTGCTGATATCCCCATCCGCAATTAATAAGGCTGCTTACAAGCATTTCCATATTTTGTACTTTTGCTAAGTCATCACCTGTGAAGAAATCTCTAAGATTTTCTTTTGCTTTTACCCCATAATCACTTTCAAGCTCTTTGGCTGTTTTTCCGAATAAATTACGATAAATTAAATTTGTGTAATTTGGATAAGCAAATCTTTTATTTTGGCTTTCCGTTATTTTCATCTTAATTGTATCTGTTAGGATATGTCGAATAACAACACCCTTGTCACGCTCGATTTGCCATTGCTGACGTTCTGTATGAATTCTTTTTAATTCAGATTCCATTTTATTAAAAGCGTCAATGTATTTAAGTTTCCACTGTAATGCTTTTTCACCATTAAATCCCATGGCTAACAAGGAAAATCCATCTCTTGTTATAAGGTATTCGGTATACTCACGATTGTTTTCTCCGATATAAGAAGTTTTTATAAAATAATCAGAAAGGGGGATATCTCCCCTTTGAGAAATCTGTGTTACAAGACCTAAATGTTTGGTTTTACCCTCTGCGTCAACTTGTCCTTCAATTGCCCTTATTACTTCCTTGTGCTCTTTTTCGAAAGATTCTGCGATTTTTCTTGACGTAGTAAGTAACTTTTCTTCGTATCTTTTTCCAACGATTTCTACCAGCATAAATTCATATCTCCTTTATGATTTATTTTTTGGCAACAAAAAAGCGTCTACCCCGAAAATGTAAACGCTTTAAAAATTGCTTATTATGATTTTATAGTATAACATACGGTGAACGTATCATTCAGTATACTTCGGTATCATTTAAAATTCTTTTCTTTCTCAAAAAGAGTGTGTGCAAATGCATGAATCATTGCAATAAAAGTTATATTGTGCATTTTTTCAACCATCTCAATAAGTTCCTCTTTATAATTCATTCCACAATTCCTCCTAACACTCTAATCAACTTCTGTTTGCGGTTATACTTCAAAATCTCGGAAATCTGCCCCATCATATCATCCATTGTCATGTTACTCTTCATGCTGTTGCAACGCTTACACGCCAGTTGCAGATTCTTAATATCATTGGTGCCGCCACGAGACAACGGCATAATGTGGTCGATTGTCATTTTATTGAATTTGACAGGCTTACCGCATATCGCACATTTTCCGTTGCACTTGGCGTACACGCTCTTTTTCTGAAAGTCATTGAACTGGATTCTGTTTGCCATACGATCACGCTTTCTGCTCCATAGATTCAAGAGCCTTAAATTTCTGTCTTGCTTTATTGGCACAATCGCTCAAAATCAACAATTTCATTGTCATAAATTGCTTGTTATATGCAAACTGCCATTTTTTCAGTTCGTCCATTTTTTCTGTGCTATTAAATCCGTACTGTTCCATGAAATCGTCCAAAAGAAACTTGATTTTATCAATAGTGTCCTCTACTTCGAACATTGTGTTTTCTCTATCCATATTTTCTGCCATTTTATTTTCCTCCTGTGTATCCCTGTAAGAATCTAATTATGCAATTTCTACTCTGTATGCAATCATCATTTCTTTAATCACGCTAACGTAAATATCTTTCAGCCGCTTATTCTGCATAATCACGGACAGTTTGTTAATCTGGTTGGTTTGTGCCTTTGTGCAACCTCTTTCTTCGGCTCTGGAAATTGCATTTCTAAGTTGCTGATCCAACCGGCAACCAGCTCTGTCTGATAATCTGCGGTAGCTTTCGTTTCTGGCGGCGGCATATTTATTCCCGAATGAGTAAGAGAAATCGTCACTCTCGGCAATCTTTGAAATACATCTGTTTACCCATTTCTCTGTTCCAACATCGGAATCCGTCCCCTTGAAAGTGTCAATGATGGTTTTCATGTTCTTCTCTTGTTGGTCGGCACGTTCCGCAAGTTTTTTCTGTTCCAGTTCGGTCTTAGCTACTTGTTGGAAAATCTGATTGAACATTTGCAGTTCGGGGGACAATTTAGAATAATCAATTACTTGTTGCTTTACCTTTTCTTCAAGTCTAGTAAAATATTCTCTAGCTTCTTCTGCTTTTTCGCTATTACCTTTTACCGATAACTTCTTTGCAAAATGAGCAGTAATTTTGTAGTCCTTAGTAGCCTGCCCTCCCCATTCGTCATTAATGACGAATGCCCAATAATCAACGTTTTCCTCTGCAAATTCATTTCCTGTAATGTTGCTCTTGCACCATCTTGAATAATTGCTAGAATCCAATTCTAAAAAGGCATATAACTTTCTTGCAGTAGTCATTCCCTCTTCATCAATGCCAAGTGCGATTTCGATAGGTGTCTGGCTTGCTGTGTTAATTGTGATTTCGTTCATATATAAAAATCCTCCTGTTGTTAAAAAATCTATTTGCAAACAGGGGATATACAGTGTTATAATTTGCATATCCCCTGTAGGGGGTGTTGTATAAGGGACTGTTTCTTTCCTAGGGAGCCAGTTCCTTATTTTTCGCCTATTTCATCTTCTATTAGACCGATTCCTTTCATAATGGTGTCCGTTCTTGAAATTCCAAGTTCTTCTGCACATTTGTCTATGCGTCCTTTTTCTTCTTTTGTAAGACGAATATTGAGCTTTTCCTTTCTTGATTCACCATTTACAGGTGGTCTACCTGTTCTTGGGGACATTTTGTTCACCTCCTTATTTTGTCCTTGCATAATTCATTATAATTTATGGGCGTACAAAAGTCAAGAGCATTTTCTATTATTTTAGAAAACGTATCAATCAAGGTTCTCGTCATTATGACGAACACCTTTTCGCTAAAATTTTAGTAGAATTGGCTTCCACAAAATAATGGAGCCGAAATTTCGGCGGCTTATTCACTGTCGAATTTTCGACAGTGTGCGTCTCGTCTTTTAGGAAGAGTCGCAGTTAGCCGAAGTAAAATTGACTTTGGTGATTGAAGCATCCACTTTTCCGCATGAATGCGGAGTCACTAGTCATTGTGGCGAACCTAGGACAAATTGTCCGAAATGCTAACCGTCATCAAATTGATGATAGTTCAAAATATCAATCATAGAAGTAGGGTGCATCAAATTAGAAGCACCCCTATTAAAAATAAAAGGTGTCGAAATTTCTACGCCTTTTCGCCATGTATGGCTAAAACCTATATAACCGCTCAAATTCGTGCACCTTGTAAGCATATATAGTCTGCCATAAAGACGAAATATCAATTTTTCTGTTCGTTCCTCCTAGTGAAGAACCATGCTCTTCAATTTTAATGGGCAGTTTTTTTTACTGACGATTCGTCATTTTGATGAATCGTTATTTTTTTCAAATTTCCTATTCCACTATTCATTTTGGAGTGGTAAAATACAGATATCATACTGATTTAGGGAGGAAAACGCATATGAAAAAATCCAAAAAGTTACTGGCAGTTTTGACCATAATGTTACTGATTGTCTGTATGGCAGTTCCAGTATCGGCGGCTGGTAAAATCAACAAGAAAAAAGCCACTTTGAAAGTCGGTCAGACATTACAATTAAAAGTAACTGGAACAAAAGGAAAAGTAAAATGGACAAGTAGCAAGAAGTCTGTGGCAACGGTATCTTCCAAGGGACGTGTAAAGGCGAAAAAGAAAGGTTCCGCTACAATTACTGCAAAGATTGGTAAAAAGAAATATACATGTAAAGTTACTGTGAAAAATGCTTCTAACGGCAATGGTGGATTTAATAGCAATACAAACACTAACACCAGTGGTAAAAAGAATGTCGTAACGTATCATGCAGAATCTACACCGTATGGAGCCGTGGCAATTCTTGAAAACCATTATGATTATATTGTAGATTTAACGGTTGAGTTTGTATATTATTTAAACGGAAGAATGGTTGGTACCGAAAAATCACGTAACTTTGCATTTGCGGCGCATTCAAAATGTGCGCTTCAAGGTTGGGACTATGACAAGACTTGGGACTCTTTTAAAATAAATTTAAAAATTGAAAAAGCAACAAATACAATAACAAATAATTCTGGCATTCATTATTCTTCAAATTTTGGTGATAAAAATGTAATGGTTGAAGTAAAAAATCAAGGAAGAAAAAATTATTCTACTCAAATCGCTGTTGTATTTTATAAGGGTGGAAGAATTGTCGGATATGATTATAATTATGCTCGTGTAGAAAATCCTGGTTCAACTGCTTATCTTGAATTTAGTTTTCCTCATGATAGAAATTATGACACAATAACACCAGATAGATTTGAAATATATGTAAACAACTCATATACATATAGTTGGATGAATTAAGATAAAGGCTAGGGAGAAATCCCTAGCCGATTTTTTTTTTACTTATCGTATGTTCTATGTTCAAACATTACTTTTGTTCCAAATATATCTATATCATTTGCGCCTGTATATAACTCTTCGTATGTTCCATCCTGGTTATCTTCTGTTTCGTAAGTAAACTGAGTTATAAATTTATATGATACGTTATTCAATTCGTATTCTCCGCTGACTTCTGCTAAGCCATTGCAAGCTTTGAATGTGCATTTACTCTCATTTTCAGTTCCAATATTCAATGAAATGGATTTATCCAACTCGCTTTGTAATATTTCTTGCGTTATCCTCATAAGGAAAGTTCGTTCTTCATCAGAAAGTTCGTTTTCGGTTTTTATTATCCAAGGAAATCTCATTGATAAAGGATGATCGCTTAAGCTATTTATTTTCGTTCCACTTTTTGTATCATAGACATTAGTTGACAATAAAGAACCAACATTTGAACTAATACCTATGCTACAAATAGTGGTATAGTCAAACCATTCCTGTGAGGACATATTCGCAAAAATTTCATCCATATCCATAAAGCTGACATTTACTTTAAATAAATCAGTTCTGACGATAAGTGTTTTATATTCCGTCCCTTCCGAATCTTTTCCGCTGTATTCTTCTGTATAAAATGCATTATCATCATTTTCATACTGTTGTAAAAATGTATTTACATCATCAATACTTGCTTTTACTGCGATAGGTGAAAAACACTCACATATTATTGCAGTTGCCGCAACAATAACTCTTTTCACTTTCTTCATACACTCATACCTCCCAATAATTGATACCCATATTGTACCACCTTTGGACGTATTCTGGAAGTCCTATTTCGCTTTTCTATCAATTTCCGCAGTTACGGCAAACAAAAGAGCTTCGGCAAATTTTGCGCCGGCCGAATCAGAGTATTTATCGTGAATCTGCTTTGCTTCCATGGTGAGATTTTCCCACTGCGGAATATCGTCCTTTGAGATAAAGGCGTATTTCTTGTGGAGATTCCATATTTCTTGCCAGATGGAAAAATAAGTCTGTTTAAAGTCCATCAACGTAAAGCACTCCATGATATTTCTCAAGCCTATATTTCTGCTTGATATTTGGATATTTTTCGTGATCCACTTCACTGTAAAACATATTTTTCGGTCTGGCAAATAATTTCTTGTCACCATACAATGCCTTGTATATCACCAAGGCTTCTCCTGTTTCCGTATGTTGAGCAAATCCAACAATCTTATACAAATACTCGTTGTTGCGTGGCTCCTTGATGGTTTCTCTCTTAAAGTGCTGTACAATATCTCCTGGTTCAAATAATGGTCTGTTCATTATATTTTCATATCTCCTTTTCGTTAATACCACTTCTCCTTCAGTTGCTTAATCGGTGTGCCGGCAACTCCGGCACTTTCTCCGCTGTCTGTTGCCTTGAAGTATGCGCCTTGAATTTGAGGGTACATAAACTCAAACATCAAATAATTAGCTGCGTCACAAAGATATTCTGTGTTCCCAGTCTCACGATACTTTTTGATGCACATATCGTGGGATTCCAAGGCGTTTACCAACTTCTCCCCGAAGTTATCCTTTGCCGTACCATACTTGTAAAAGCTTACCTAAACCCTATTCTGTCGTAATTTATCGAAACGGTCTGAATATTCTGTTGGAAGTTCTGTTCCTATTTTGCTCATATGTTTTAAATCCTCACAATTGATTAATTTATTTTCTCAAAATTAAATTTTCTTGTCTTGTGCCTATATTTTATCGGACGAGAGGTTTTGAAACGGATTTGGTTGTTTTATCATGTCAATTAATTACCATCGTACATCTCATAATCAATCGTTCCAAGATCACCGTACACATCTGGATAATAAATTCCAACCCAGAAGTTATCTTCCATTGCTTTGTAGTAAGTTACTTTTACGTTCCATCTCTGTACCTCGTCAACAATTTCTTTGTTTAGAAGTCCGAATTGATCTCGGCAAGCTTCACTTTCCAGTTTGTAAGTCAATGCTTTGTATTTCTCTGCATTTGCCTGTCTGGTGGCGGTAACCGTAGTCTGGCTTATTTCTAAAAGCAATCCAGCGATCAAAAGATATACCGCACCGATAAAAGCCACTGCTACGCCCAAAACAAGCACGGTTGCGCTCACATTCGAATACTCATATTCGTAGCTTAAAGATTCGCCTATTCTATTTGCAATCAGAATAACAACGCCGACTGCAAAAATGATTATTGATAGCCAAAATATCATAGTGTGTCCTCCCTTTTCTCATTCTGCGTCAGATTTATCTGACATAATAATATCGTTAGATATTATTCAAAATATAATTCTTTCTCTTTTTCTTAATCTAAATCTATATCTAAATCTATATCTAAATCTATATCTAAATCTATATCTAAATCTAAACCTTTATCTAAACCTTAATCTGAGTGCGTCTACTATGCGTCTTTTGTGCGTCTAAAAAAATAAGAACTCTAAATTCGTCATTTTTATATTATATTTCACCAAAATTCAACTTGTAAAAATACATATTTTCTCTGTTATGCTGATTTTTACAGATTTTTGTGTCGAAATAAAATTCTTATTTATTTCTTATTTAACGCTTATTTTTTCTTATTTGATGCAAAATAAAAAATTATTTTACCTTAAATTAAAACTTGTTTTTCCTTATTTGCTCCCTATTTAATGCTTATTTACTATCATTAATAGTAAAATAAGGTCTTATTTGAGCAATTTAATTTTCAGATAAAGCCTTATTTTACCGAAATTAATTATTCAAACAAGCTAAATACGTCTTTGCAAAATTCCTCATAGTCGATATTCCCGGCCAGTGGCATTTTATTTCTCAGCTTTTCCATTGCTTTAAAAAACTTTCCTTGGTCTTTATTCCAGATTTTACAGGAAATTAGAAGATACTTCTCTTCTGTATGTCCAAATTCTTTTCCAAAATTTACCCGAATTTTCTCATTCTTAAAAAGTTGGTCTGCCAGATACTCTTCTGTATCTGCGAAAATGTATTCGCTACGGAATAAATGCTTTTGAATTAAGATGTAATTTTTATATGACATGATATTCCTCCCTGTGAAAAAGGTTCTATTTTAAATCGAACCTTTCCAGACCTCATTTTAAATGCGGGCTGTCTAAAAATTCAAAATTATGCCGCAATTTTATTAATTCCTTTATTCAGAATAAATTCTTTAATTTCGTTATACCCCCAGCCATATCCGACCAACGCACTTACAAGCATTTCAGCATTTTGGATTTTCACCAAATCTTCTTCTGAAAAATAATCTCTCATACTTTCTTTTTTTGTGATTCCGAATTCCTCTCTTAGTTGCTTGGCGTTTTTACCAAATATGGACTTGTAAATAACGTCCGTATATGTAGAATAGGCATGTCCGTGCATTCTTTCATTTTCAGAAGATTGCTGGATTGCCTTTGTCAATGCCTGTCTTACTGCTATTCCTTTAGCTCGTTCAAGTTCTGCTGCACGCTGCTTTTTAAAAGCAATTTTTAAGGATTGTTCGCAACCAATAAAATAGTTTCTTGCTTGTTCTCCTCTTTCAGATTTTGATAGCATTGAAAGTTTTTTGGCGAAATGGGCAGTTATCTTATAATCAACAGTTTTATTACCCTCGACATAAATGTCGAACCCCCAATAGTCTTCATTTTCTACCGCAAATGAATTGTCGATAATATTTGTTTTCGCCCATCTTGAAAATTGTCCCTGTGCAAGTCCTAAAAATGAATATAGTTTTCTTGCAGTAGTCATGCCTTCTTCGTCAATCCCAAGTGCAATCTCAATAGGTGTCTGTTCACTTGTTATCAAAACTTCATTTTCCATTCTCCATTCCTCCTTATATTGATGGATAAAATAAAAAGAGCCGCCAAGTAAGATAAAAATTCCTCAAAATCGAGAAATATTAATTTCTTCTTAGCGGCTCAAAAAATCAAGACCGTGTGTACTTCTTCATTGAAAAAATTATACCACACAATCAGTCAAAAATCAATATGCTGGGGACGGATTGAAACGACTATTCGTTTCATTCTGGGCTTTGGTCACAGCCTTTGCAATCTCGCTTCCATCCAGAATAATGCTGTTCATAATGTACTGCGGATTCTTGTTTCCGCTGTTCATGCTCATTGCCATTGCAACGCCCTGGGCTACTGCTTTTGTCATTTCTTCTTTTGTAAGTCCCATGCTTCCGTCCGAACTGGAAACAATGCTATCTGCAATCTTTTTCATGGTTCGTGGATTTTCCAGAGGAAGAACGGCTTCGGAACCAGCTTCACCGATACCAATTACCTGTGCGCCGTTGAAAAGACCACCTTTTGCGTACCAATTTGGATAATACCAATTAGGACTATATACAGGAGTGGAACTAGTCTTTCCTCCTCCAAGATTGTGTTTTTTCCACTCAGAAATTTTGTATGACAGCGTTGGAAAGCTAACGAGCTTCATCCCATTGACATAAGATTGTGCCGCTTGCTGACCAGCAGAGGTTAGATCAACACTAAATAAGCCTTTTATTTTATCGGAAATCCCAGACAAATTAGATTCTGTGTAGGTTTTCATTTTCCCAGTTTCCGTGTCAACTTTACCAGAAGCCTTTTCCCAAATCTGGTTTGTATTGATCAGAACAGAAGACCAATAGCTTTGAATGGTGGTCATAACCTTACCCATTATATCTTTGGTATCGGTATCCATGGTTCCGAGGGCTGTCGATACAGCACTTGCAGAATTTCCCCAATTTGTTTTAGAATTGGTTTCAACATCATCATTCGTGTTCTTTATCTTCGACCAAATGGAAGGCATTGTGCTTTCTGTGCTTTTTTTCATTCCAGCCATTGCCGTGCTTACTGCAGTATTGGCGAGACCAAAGCCAGTTTTTGTCTTGGATGATACGGAGCTAGAAGCATTTGCAACAGCGGTAGTAATACCTCCCACTGCTGTTTTCACAGATGTATTCATTCCATCGAAAGAATTCTTTGCACTTGTTTCCATTGTGACAACTGCATCTGGAAAATCTTTTCTGAGTTTTTCATCTAATTCATCTAACGGAACGCCAGCATTTTTTAATGACGTATAAACTGCGTCTAGTGCTTCTTCTGTATTAGCATATGTTCTTCCAGATATTGCACTATCAAGAGCATCTTTAGCAGTTAAGTAGTCTCCACTAAATTGATCAGAGCTAAGACTTAAAAGATAAAGTTCGTCTTTCAAATCAGATATACTGATTTTGGTTGTATCAAATTTTCCTGCTGATTCAGATACACCATCTCCAAGGGCTACAGCTTTGTCAGTCATATCTTCCAAAAATCCAGTTGATACGCCCGCCTGTGCGCCGTATTTTTCGAGAATTTTTCTTGCATCTTCGGTTGATACGCCAAATTCTCCAAGTTTCTGAATGAAACTATCGTACATTTCAGAATTTGATTTTCCGGCACTTTCATCTGCTTCAATTAACTTCCAAAGCTCTTCTGCTTGATCTTGCGTTATCTTATGAGCACTTTCCATCTCACCTGTATAATCATGGAGATAACCACCTGTTTGTGATAGAATTCCATTTCCACCTTGCGCAGCTTCTGTAATACTTGCAATTCCTTTAGAAAGTTTAACAGATAATGCCGTTGCAACAAATACAATTCCAGCGGTTCCAAATATAGTACCAAGCGTTGAAGAAAATGAAGATAATCCACCTGTAGCCGCCGTTTCCGCTGCTCCACCAATATCACCGATGATAGTAGGAAGGGAAGATGCGGTATCAAGTGGGAAATTTAAAAGTTTTGATGCCAATGAACCGATTCCACTAGCAAAGGAAAAGATTTTGGTGGCAATATCCTTGGCTATTTTGATTGCAAACAATGTTCCGAATGCAGCACCAACTTGTTTTATAAATTCTGGATCAACTCCACTTAATTTTTCAGCCAGCCAATTAATAGCATTTGCAATACCATTAATTAAGTCCGCTCCGATATTAATTATTCCTTCAAGTCCGGTAATCAACGCATCAGCAAATCCTTCTGCAAATGGCTGGAATGCAGACCATAAATTTCCAAGAGCAGTTCCAACAGCATTCCAATCAACCTTATCAATAAAATTCTGTATTGAGGTTTTTACACGGTCAATACTGCTCCAAATCCACTCCCAGTCAACATCAATAACTCCGAAATCATCAAGTGCAAGTACGATTCCGCCGATGCCAAGCGCCATTGCTGCGTAAGGATGTTTTGCCAATAAAGCAAGTCCTTTTCCTAATGGGCTGTCTTTTCCGATGATTCCACCAATAAAGGTTAATCCTTTGAATCCAAGGATTGCAATGGATATTTGTCCAAGTCCCTTTCCAATTGCCTGTGCAGTTTCCGGGCTGATATTCTTTATTGCATCAGCAATAGAGTTTAATCCTCCAGGAAGTGTTGTATTGATGAAATTTTCTCCAACATCAAGTAAATCTTTGAAGAAGTCAACAATTCCCTGTCCAACATTTTGTGCAAATGGCGCAAGTGCATCCCAGAAGTTTTTCAATGCCGAATTAAGTTCGTCCCAGTGAATGTTGTTTCCGAAATTTGTTAATGCGTCAACAAGTTCCGGAATTGCACTATTCATTGTCCATGTACCTACCGGCACTAAGAATTTCTCATAGAAATCCATAAGACCAGTCCAAACAAATTTTGTTGGCTTTTGAAGCATTGTAAAGAAACCGGAAAGCGAGCTATTCAGTTTACCCCAATTGATTTTATTTAGTAAATCATTCGTAATATTAAAGAATCGAGGAAGCCCGGAATTGTCAGATAACATCCATAATCCAATTGGTTTCAGATAATTATTCCACAAATCTTTCAGAGCTGTAATAGAGAAGTTTCCAAGCTTGCTAAGACCTTCATCATAAAGTTTCTTGATTGATGCAGTTGTTGGTTTAGCCGCTTTACGAATTTTTTTAAATACAGCTACAATCTGATCAGCGGTATCATTTGCCTTATTATTCATTTCTTCAAAAGCTTTATCCCATGCAGCTTGATACTCTGACAGGGCTTTATCTAATGCAGCATCCAGTTCTGGAAGGTGTGCACTCGCACCGCCTCCACTTCCGGAAGAGCCGGAAGAATTGCTAACTTTTGCATCATTTAATTGATTTAATTCATCAAATGAAAGCACAGAAAGAGTTTTTTGTAATTTCTTCGCATTGTCATTTGTTTTGTCAAGCCCGGAAGCTGCATCTTCTGTACTATCTGCAATACTTCCCATATCAACTGCGGCACTTCCTGTGGAAGCAACATAATCGGACATTTTGATACCCAAAAGTCTTCCAACCCACGAAAAAGCTCTCTGAATTGCAATAACAAAGGCGTTTATATATGGAAGAACCTTTGAGATAATCGGAATGAATAATGAACCTATTGTCCTTGAAAGTGCGGAAAAGTTAGATTGTAATAATCTAAGTTGGTTTGCCGGCTGATTTATCGTATTAGCCAGGTCACCCCATGCATACTTTGAACTATTCAAGATTGTTATAGTTCTCAGAATAGCCTTGTCCGATTGACTTAAACTTGATACAGTAGCGTCAATTCCAAGATTATAAAGTTCCTGTTGTAAATTTGCCACACGGATATTAATGCCGTACTTGTCAAGAGCCCGGCTCATTCCGGTTATTCCGGATGCCATATCATTCCATACATCGTTGAACTCAAGGTTCTTTACAGAAGCAAGGTCTGCTCCGATTTCTGTTAAAGCTTGTGAAACCTTAGTTGATGCATCTGCTGTTGACCCCATGGATGATGCCATCTGAGCATAAGTAGCTTGATAGTTCATCGTTTGGTTTGGATCAAGTCCGAGGCTCGCGCCTTTTGTTCTAGTCAGATCACCTGCATCTGATACTTCAAATCCAGTCATTTTTTTTGTGAGTTCTTTTGCACGTTTTTCAAAAGAGCCCACATATTCCTCTGCGGATTTTACTCCTGCATTCTGCCACTTGCTGATATCTAACCCGTCAGTAACTTGATCGAACGCAGAGTTAAAATAATTCAAAGTTTCTACGTAATCAGACGCAGATTCTACAGAATTCCAAAGTGCTTTAATCCCCCTTGTTACTGTGAAGAATTTCGCATATAATCCAGCAAACTGTGAAGTTAATGAACCAACTTTTTTTGAAGTTGCATTTGCAATATTTCCAAATCCAGTTAAAGCAGAACTTGCAGCTCCAATTATGGAGGATAACCTTCTTCCAGCATTTCCAAGTCCATTTGTGGAATTTGATAATCTCGAAAAAGAATTCGAAAGAGAATTTGTGGCTTTATTTATTTTTCCACTTGCAGTAGCTAACTGTGCCAAAGCTTCTGTCATTCTTACTGTGTTTTCGCTGATTTTTGGTGCGGTTTTCATTACATTGAAGAATGACAATACTTCATTTGCTAGTGTTCCAAGTTGGCTTGATGTTTGTCCGATTTTATTCCCAGCACTTGCCAACTGTGCAATTGACTGAACAAACCTATTTACGGAATCTGAAATTCCATTAACACCAATAAAGCTTTCTGTGATAAATTTCAAGCTACTTCCCAATGCAGGTAATTCAGCGGATACATTCGCAATATATTCACCGGAATTGGATAATCTAGCCATTGAGTTTACAAAACGATTTACACTGGAAGATACGTCTGGAGTCTCTGCCAAATTGCTTAATTGATGGATTATTTCTCCGAGTTTTCCAGAATCAAATCCACTAACATCAACCTGGCTAAGCCTGTTGATTGAGTTGATAACTGCATTCAGACCAGAACCTTTATAATCTACTCCGCCCATTGTCTTTATGGAATTTGAGAATTTTCCAATTCCATCAGCAATGCTTGTCATTTTCCCTATATCAAGTTCTTTTAGTTTTCCAAGTTCCCTTACATAACTACGTAATCCGTTTGTATTAACTCCGCTTAATGCGGAATTAACTTCTGTGAGTTTATTTGAAAGATTAGTCAGCGCACGTACTGCTTTTTCTGTACTACTGCTAATTTGTATATCAAGGGTATCAATGGTATTGTCAGCCATTTTATTTATCCCTCCTTTTTTTACAAAAAAATAAAGGGCAGACAAGACTTATTCATCCTGCCTGCCCTTTTCATGGTTAAGCTCAAAGTTCGCCTGCATGAGTTGCAAGCTTGCCAAAAGTGCGTTTCTCTGTTTTTTCTTTTCTTCTTCGGAAAGTATGTCTTCCTGTTTACGCTTTTCTTCCTCTGCTGATTCCAGTAAAGGTTTTTTCAAATACTCTGCTTTGGATTTTTTCCCAATTAAAGCATTTGCAACAGCTGTGAATGTGGCTGATGTTTCATAAATGCCTGCTTGCCAAAGCTCGGCGTCTTTCCTCTTTTGGCGTATCTTTTCAGCTTCGAGATAAGGTTTTAATTCAGCTGGTGTAGAATCCATAAATTCTTCTTTAGATACACCAATAGAGAGGTATAAAGGAAGAATCTCTTGGTAAACAGCTTCTCGAAAAGTTAATTTTTCTTTTTGTGATCCTGTGGGAGCTTCGTTGCATTCTTCTCCACTGCCTGTGCTTCTGCTACTGCATTCAGAAGACCGGATAAAAAACCATTTTTCTCCAATTCTTTGTCAAGAAGTTGGTATAAATCAAATCCGCTTTTCGGATTTTCCTCAGTTCCTTCATCTTCGTAATCATCCAAAAGGTCACAGACTTTATTAAGAACAACTTCTTTTTCAGAATCACTTTCATACCCAAACTCTTCCTTGTGCTTCTTTTGAAGTCCGGCAAGAAGCAGTTCCGGGAGAAGAGAAATCATCTTTTGAAGGCTTCTCTCTTTTCCATCTGTAATCCCCTGTACCTTGTCCAGAACATCTGTTTTTGTAAGAAGTCCGTATCCAAATACAACCTTATATTCTTTTCCATGTACATTGAAAGTTACCATTTTATAATCCTCCCATTAAAAACATCATTCTGATTTTGTAAGAGCAACCTTTGTTTCAAGTCCCTTGTAATCTGTGATAATAAGGGAAATGGACATTGTTGCAGCTTCATTCTGTCCAACTTCTGGAAGTGGAATCTCACGTCCGCACTCAGCTGTAACAAAGAATGCATCTGCCATATCCGGGAAAACAACCTCAAACCATGTTGCAAGTCCAGTTTCTTTTGCTGTCTTAGATGCGCTATAAAGTTCTTTGATCTGCTTAACAGATTTATCTGGATCCATGATAAATTCGATTTCCCATGTACCGCCAGTATCCTGTCTACCAGCTGCATATTTTGTGATATAATCTTCCAATGCTGATACGTCAATCTGCTCTGTATCAAGTGAAATTCCACCAATAGAGCTTGCAAGCTCAAGTTGCTTAAAAGTTGTAGGCTTTACGCCTTTTTCGGTTTCAACTCCATAACCAAAAGTCACGCCTAATGTTGTTAAACGGCTCATTATTTCTCCTTTCTACCTTTAACTCTTTAAGGTCAGCAATTTTTTTCAAACAAAAAATCGGTAATATGCACGTAACCCTGTGCTGGGAGATAGCGGATCACCGCCTTTCTACTCTTCTTTGTCTGTTTTTAGTTCCGGCAATCCTGCTACAGAAGTAAGCAAAGATAAAAAACCAGAAAGCAAAGATGCGGATAAAACCATTTTCCAATCAACGCTGCCAATCACAGTTGCTGTACCAATAGTTGCCACCGCTGTTTGAGCAACTGTTTTTACAGCTCTAATTCCTGCTGCTTTCAGCCAAAGTAATTTATCTGCTTTCATTCGGCATTCTCCTTTCATATTTTTGGGTAAAAAAATAGAAGCATTTCTGCTCCTAATCTAATAAAGTTCCTGTATATATCCGGCTGTATCGACTCACAAGCTTTTTGATTCCGCTGTCACCAAAAAACATGGGTTCCGGGCCATATGTACGACGGAATCCCATGCTCACCATAGCTTTGTGACTTATCTTGTCCAATTCATACAATCTGGTTAATGCTTTGCTACCAGATGTGAAGCAGTTTACTTGAAATGATGGCATTGTTGCGCATTCATCCCCTTCAAGGTCACCTCTCGTAATTGGATTTCCGAGCATATAAAGCTGTGCATATGCTTTTTTGCCAGAAGCATTTGTCTCGCTCACATCCATGGAATAATTGTCTGCGCCAGTAATCTTAGAAACAGCCGCTCCCCATCTTGAAAAAACTTCTAATACAGGAGATTCTATTGTGTCTGGCATATCTGTCACCTCACAATAAAAAAATGCACTCACCTTTATAGTGAACGCATTGCATGTTATGCTACAATTTAACACTGTAATGATAACATAATTGTTTAGTATCATTCAGTATATTATGGTATCTTCTTTAAGAAGAGAACACCTCTTTGGCAATTTTGCGGATATTCTGAATGATTTCTACGCTTGCTTTATACATTGGCATTGTAGCTTCTGTACCGTAAGAGCGTACCCATTCGCCGGAATCAGAAACATATACCCAGGAATCATTTTTCCCTTTTCCTTGTCCGTAAGAACCGATTGTATAACCAAATTCTTCTCCTTTTGGATGTGGACTAGAACCGGCTGCACCATTGTAGTGAATACCTGCGCCGAATTCAATGAATAAAATGCTTTTGCCTTCGCATATTAAATGGGCTTCTGCATAGTCCCCAAAACTGTTAATTTTGATGTAAGTATTGTGGTTCTTATCAGAATCGCCTTGTGCTGCCAAAATATTTTGGTCAATAACTGGAATCCCTAATTCACATAATCTTTTTATGAAAATTTCATTTTTGTTCCTTAAAGATTTTTGATAATTTTTTATTTCATCAATAGCTTTTTGGATTGATTTCTGTGATAAGGTACACTTTATTGTCTTACCCATCTTCGTTTCCTCTTTTAGAAATTCCGTATCTGGCAATATTGCCTTTTTGTGTGTCTAAAATCTTCTTTAGTGTGTAGTCTGGCAATACTGTGGGCTCTTCATCTTTGTTCAAAATAAGGCTTCCGTCCTCGCTTATTTGTGGAATTCTATCTATCCAAAATATGTCCGCTTCCTGTGGGTGGAAATTTCGATTAAAGCTTGTAATGTATCTGTCATAATCTGGCACTATTCCAGCTGCAATTTCTTCTGGTGTTCCGGCTGTAGATGATACAGAAAAAGAGTATAGAACTGGTTTCTCATAAACTTTAATACGGTCTAATCCTTGCGTTTTTTCAGTAATTCGAGACCAATATACTTTTTGCTTTTGACGGACTAATCCTCTCATATTTCCTCTCTTTCTTAAATTTGGTTGCTTAACTAAAGCCCCCTTTGGTTGAGTAAACTATTTAATTGTCAAATTGATTGTCAACTATATCGCTACCGATTATAACAGCGTTCCATTCTTTTACAGTTTTATCATTTAAAAAAACATGTGCAAAAATTGAAATATGATTGCATCCGTTTATCTCGATTATGTTTTTCGTGTTGTAATAAGAATCATCAATCATTGTTCTAACTGTTATTCCATTATTACCAAAATCATTATTCTCTAATTTGATTATTGCACCTTTATACATATACGGGATGTATTCACTTGCCCATCTGCTATCGTGTACCATAATTCCACTACCATTATATGTAGGTAATGAATTTATAAATATACAATCGTGAATATAGCCTTCTTCAAAATGACTTACACCCATACCTATTGTCGGAGTATCTGGATTTCCAATTTGGTCAGGGCAATTCAACCAATCAAATATACAGTTTGATATTTCCCATTTTGCTTTTTTACCATATCCAGAACTTTCAACGTGTAGGCAATATCTCAAGTTTTTGCATACAAACTTAAAGCCTTTTATATGGGTATGTACAGAACATAAATGGAACGGGGATTTGTAAAAAAAAACATCGTCATAACTTACAGGTGAAGTAAATCCAGCTAATCCATCCCATTGAATAATACAATCCTGTGGATTATTTATATTTTCGCTTTCATAATAAACATAATCTTTACAGTTTACACCCTGATAAGCACCACTTTCATAAGTGCCATCTTTACCACTATAAAAAGATTGTAAATCAGTATATGTTCCATTTTTTACAATTATAGTGAAAGGATTGTCTTTACTATTTTCAGTTATATAATCATTAGCATCTTTAATTGATGCAAATGGTATTCCCTTTGTACCAATCGCATCATATGCCTTTGCAATCGAACTAACATATAAATATGTCATTTTATCAGTTTCCTTTTTAACTTTTCTCTTGAGTGTTACAAGTGTTTGATTGGTACTTGTTTGATTACTGTCTGCGCAAATTACATATTTACCATTAGTAGGAATAATCACTTCTTCTTTATTATAAAATCTTTCTGTTGATGATGTATTCTTTATCAAAGCGGTTAAAAATTCTCCGTTTGCATCATATACAACCACACCGCCACAATTTGAAAAAGCGTAACCAGTATATGTGATTATATCTCCCTCGTCTACTTCAACTACATACTTCATTCTCTTCCAACTTGATGCCCCATTGTAGTTTGTACCATCTACCGTATATATTGACTTTCCACTTATTAAGTTATTTGAAATGACAATCTCCTCATAATTAACGAATTTTACCAAATCATCTAAATCTTCCTTTAGCGAACCAATAGCTTCTCCCGTTGCTTTTGCTTCTGCAAGCCCACCTTCTATAGTCAATGTAGTGTCTGGCTGTGATACACTCTGGATGTCCTTAATAGCTTGTTCTTTTGCGGAATTTACATTTTGAACAGCTTCCGCAGATGTGTTTTTAGTAAGCTCCAAAAGCTGATTTATAACATCTTTTTCTTCCTGCCCTATCTGTGGTTGATCAATCTCGATACCCTCTAGCACTGGTACTTCCGCTATTGCGGTATTCCATTCAACACTAATATTTGAATCGGAATCCGTTTTAACGGCGCAAACAATAAAACGTACCGTTCCCATATACCTTGCTGCATTTCTTCCAATCAGCCAAGAAAAAGTTACATTTTCGCCATCTACAGCTACATCATCACAAATGTATTGGTCTTTGATAGAAACATTAAAATCCACACTGCTTACGTTTTCAAAGTTAATTCTGACTGAAAATTTGGATAAATCAAGATTATCTCCTACAATTTTGGGACATGAAAATTTAATACGTTCTGCATTCTTGTCAGATTGTACACCACCAACTACGATTGTAGAGGGCACGAAAATAGCCCTTGTCTTAGCGTCAATTGTGCATATATCGGATTCTTCAGAATGCAAATTAACATCTTCTTTTTCGCTCATAAGTAAATCAAGTGCTGTTGCCATGTTCTACCCCCTCTGTGATACTTTGGTTTTACCAGTAGTTATAATGTATTTTCCGTTATCTTTTACGCCAGTGACAGATACAGAGAAATAATCCCAAGTAAGGGCTTCCGACGGAATTTCACATTGATTGTTTTTCAGTATTACTGGGTATTCTTTTTCCATTCTCCAAAATGAAGCAGCTATTTTACATCCGTTCCACTCTGGAGAAAAGATAAACAACGCTTTAAGATATCCAGTCGTGCCCTTTACCAGTCCAGAGAAATCGCACTTGGGATCTGGATAAATTCTTTGATTATTTACAGTAAATCTTAATACTCTCATGCAATCATCCTTTCCATTCCAACAGGCGAAACGTATGTAAATTGGTTTCCCAAAACATCTCTGGCTGTGCCAATAACAAACTGTCCATAGTCTGCCAGAATATTGCATACAAATTCCTCTGCATCCACCCAATATCGTTCCTTAATCATGCGGTGAAGCTCTGGCAGTAAACCATAGCTGAACATTACACAATGTCCTAACTCATGGATAAATACACGGTTCAAAAGTTCTCCATGTAGGTTGTTCGCAATCGAAATAATATGGGTGGAATAATCCGATACTCCAAGTGTTCTGCTTCCTGTACGGTCAATTAACACGCTGTCGTGCGGAGATACGAACTGCACTCTCCATAAGTCCCCGTTCATATAAAATTGTCTTAGCATGGCTTATCACCATCCTTTCTACGAAAAAAGCCCCTGTCGCATTAATTTGCGACAAGGACTTAATTCATTTATTGCTCTAGTTCATCTGCTGTACAAGTCGGTTCAAGTCAGTTTTCATTGACTGTCTGAGCGTTGCATCTGCATCTGACCACATTTCAGTGAGATTACGGATAATGTCAGATGTGTACTCCTTCATGGAATCATCCATTTTTCTTTTGGATTCCGTGTCTTTGGAATCATGATAGTGTCTACGATTCTCATCGTATCTATCATAGGATTCGCCATATCTGGATTTCTTCCAATTCATATTCATACCATCATTTTCCATATCACTACGATCTGGATGATATCCCATGCGGTACATATTACGTTCAAACTCTGGATTGTTTAAATACTCGTCCATCCAGTCATCGTCTTCCATGTACAGATATGGTCTATAACCTTTTCTGGTTCCCCTACCTTTTGGAGCGAAACGCCCATTTGAATAGCGGTAACGGTCATATCCCATGCGTCCAAGATACTTTTCTTCCTGTTCGCATTCGTCCATAGCTTCCACAATACGATAATCTTTATCAGCGCAAATCGCACATTTTACTGCTTCCATGCAGTCTTTCAAATCGTCCCAGTCTTGAGCACTGAGATTATCAAAGCCATGTGTTTTGGCTTTTTCCATAGCCCATTTTCCCATTTCCATTGCAACTTTATGCATTACAGTGCCCCCTTTCTAACAGCCTGTGTAACAGGTGCGTCTGCTGCTGGGGCTGTACCATTGATTGCAGTCAGATTATTGTTCGGACTACATGCCGGATTTCCTAACATTTTGAACGCTCCACCAGTAGCACTTGTTGCAACTCTGGTTGCATATTTTGTTCTGGTTCTTACGCCACATGCTGTTACCTGTGCACAGCAACGATTCTCTAGCGGATACAATGTTGTTCCTGTTCCTATCTGAATCATAACTGGGGCAGTAATTGTGGTTGCATTTGGAATAGACTGTGCTAAAACAATGCAGTATTTTTCTCCATTGTTGTAGCTTCCTTCCGGGATAGTAACCACAAGATTTCCACCTGTGAATGCAATTGCAGTAGACAGCACAAGGTGATTGCAAAGCTTACAAACATTCTTACATGCCATATTTTTTACCTCTCAATCAATAAGAGGTGAGCCGCAACCCACCTCTTAGAATTTAGTCAACCTCTAAGGGTGAGTTACTTAGCAACAACCGTTACCATATGTATTGCATCCTGCGTATGCATATGGAGCCGGAACCTGGAATGCAGGAATCGGAGCAGGATTGATTGCATTGATTAACTGCTGTGTCTGAGAAGCCATTGCAGTTGTAAGCAATGCAGACTGGCGATCCTGGGAAGCAGCACGTTTCAGATCAGAATTCTCTGCCTGTAATGTTGCAATCTTATCCTGAGTTAAGAAATCTAACAGCGCTCTCGTGTTGCTGTTCTGATTTTCCAGAAGGTCTCTGGTGTTGTTGTTCATTGTGTTCTGCAATGCACAAGTGTTGGTAGCCAGGTTATAGTTGATACCCTGGATGGCTTCTCTGGTCTCGCAGCAACAACTTGCTAACTGAGACTGTAATGCATTGGTATTCTGCATACCAGCTACAGTATCAGCATTGATTGCCTGCTGAACGCCATTAAAACCTTGAAGCATTCCGACGTTCACGCCGTTGAAACCGCTCTGCATGGTATTGTTAAGCGCATATGTGCTATCACAAATGCCCTGCTGAATACCTCTGATACCATTCTGAATATCATTCAGAGCAAAGCCCTCGTTGATATCCGCTCTGGTAGCCCATCCTTGGAAACCTGCACCATTTGTACCGTTTCCACCATTGCCGCCCCAGCCGCCAAAGCCGCCGAAACCGCCCCAGCCGAAGATTGCGAAAATAAGGACAAGCCAGATAAGGGAAAAACCATCGCCGCCCCACATGTCATTTGCACGGTTATTAGAGCCTGTAGCGGCTGCAATGTCGCTAAGACTATAATTTGAACCATTCATCATGTTTTTAGTCTCCTTAAATTTTATTTACAATAGGA